GCAGCGATAATAACCATTCGTTTAAAAACAAGTTTTTAAACATTATTCTAAAGTATATTAATTAATAATATCTATATTAATAATAATATATTATTTAGTATATATATATAATTATATCTATGTTATGTTGATTTATATATTATTGTTTTTATGTGTTAATTGTATATTATTGTTTTTTATGTGTGTTATATGTTGTATTATATAAAGCCTAATTATTTAAATAATCGCGCATGAGTATGCATGCACTCGCATACAAGGCGAAAGCTGCATGCAATATTTGTCTTAAACGGATGTTTGGTTTAAATATTCAGCCCGTATAAGCTTTCGTAATTGTTTTCGGTATGCAATGCTTCTCCGTGCTTCGTTCGTTTCTCCGTGCCCCTGCAAACAAGCAAGACGGGCAAAGAATCCTTTATATGGGTATGGGGGGGGGTAAACCGTAGCCGGAAACGGTGGGGTACACATAGCCTACTTCCGAAAAAAAAAAAAAAATAAATTTAGTCCGTGTTTAACCGGTTGATTAACTTCGGTAAGTATTGTCCGTGTGTGTAGTGTATTTGCCTACTGATGATTTTAATTCCCCCGGAATCGTGTGGGGGTTTTTTTAGAAACCTTGTATGTTGGTTTGGCTGGTAGTATGCTTGATTTGTATTTATGCAACGTTTATTTGCGTATTTTACCCACGAACCTAAGTATTTTATCGTCCACCCGAAATAGAATTAAAATTTTCGCTTCTATAATTTGGATTTCAGAATTTAGTTAGTACATTTGCGGTGTTGTTTAACTAAAAACTTGAATGATATGAAAGGAGATTTTATTTATGAAGCGTAGTGAGCATTTCAACGTTGTTGCTGGCAAGTGTTTGAATGTTTATTCCTTGTCGGTTAACGGTCGCAAGTATGCTATATCTGGTGTTAGTCCGGATAATAAGCTTGTTTTGCATTGTTTAGATGCTAATGATATTGTTTGTGAATATTCGGATTTGTCGTTAGGTTCTTCCCACATCTTTGTGAACGAAGGTGACGAATGGCGTTCTTATTGGGTTGAGGATTCCTATGTTTTTTATTGTAGCGACGAGCCAGTTTCGGTTCTTGCTAACTGGAAGATAGGTACTTATGGCTTTGCTAAGGATAAATTTCCCCTCATTGTGCCTTTTCACAAGTTCAATCCCGACAATATTGGTGGAAGTTTGCAGCACAATGTTGTAAAACAGCAATAAAAGTTTACATTTTAGAGATTTTTTTTCTATATTTGCATTGAGATAATATTAAAATCGTTAACAAATGACATATTTATATCTGTTATCTTTATTAACACTTGTAGCATACATTGGTTATGCTTTGAAGGTATGCGGCCTGCCTGCATCGCTTTCAGATACCTACTATATTTTGAAGGATAAACACCGTCCTTCTTGGCTGTTTCAGCTTGCTATGTTTCTCTGTCCTATGCTTCTTGTTCCCGTATGGCTTGAATTGTCTTCTGACAGTGTTCAGTTTCTTTCTTTCTTGGCTTGTGGCGGTCTGATGTTTGTCGGTACAGCGCCTTTGTTCAAGGAGGAGTTTCAGAGGAAGGTTCACTTCGGTGGGACTATAGTAGCTGGATTGGGCACTACCTTGTGGCTGTTGTTCTCTGGTATGTGGTATATCCCTTCCGCTTTCTTCTTTGTGTCGGGCATTGTCATGCTGCTTAAGAAAAAGTGGCTGTTCTGGCTGGAAATGGCGTTGTTTGCGAGTGCTTATACTGGATTGTTGGTTAAAATGATGTTTGGATGATGGAAAGAAAACTGTTTGATGGATGGGGTCTGTTTATAACCAAAGACTTGTCCTATGTAGGCTTTTTCACGGATGATAGAGTTTGCTTGATAGATATAGAGGCTGATGGAATACAAATCATTGAGAAATCCGATTTCAAGGAGGACTATTTACTTTCCCCTACCGAGGAGGATATGTTTAAGTTCCGTGCTACTTTAGAAAAAGCTGGAAGTGGGTTTAGAGATAAGATTTTGGAAATAATGAAAAAAAATAGTTATGAATTTGAGTTTTAAACAAGCTATAGACCTTCACCAGTGCCTTCGCTACATTGAAGCTTGCCAAGAGGCTATATACGGTAACGACAATACGAGTGACAACATAGAGGTCGGGGACGTATCTGTGACGTTTCACTTTGACGATGGCGAAACCTTTTTGGATAGCTTGATTGTTTCCGGTTCGGAGTGCAAGAAGGGTCGTATTGATGTTGAAGACTATTTAAGAGAATGATATGGAGTTATATTTAGAACCTATTTACCGTGACCGGAATTGCAAGGGGCAGTTCAACAAGGGTCACAGATTGAGATTTGGAGGGCGACCTTGTTCCGAGGAAACTAAGAAGAAGCTGTCGGAGATTATGAAAAAGAGGATAGCTGACGGTTCTACCAAGATGCCTCATTTTCAGAAGGCTGTAATAGTCATTAAGGACGGTCGGATTGTGGGTCACTATCCTTCCGCTACGGAGATGGCTCGCAGGCTGGGAATTACCAAGTCGATTATTATTCGTGTCTGCTTGGGTATTCGCAAAAGCTATCGTGGATGCAATCTTTTTTACGAGTGTGATTCAGATAAATGGATGAAACTAATTAAAGAATGAGATTATGAACATGTTTAATACGAACTCAACGACCGTCATGCAGTCCAAGTTGTTGCTTGGCTTGGGTATTGACCCTCGGACGGCAGATTTGACCTTGCACGACGAGGAACGCGACATACCTCTTTGGAGTATGATGCGTCTGATAGACATGATTCCCGGCTTTATTGTGGATGATGATGGTTATACATACTCATTTACCATAAGTAAGGGGACATACGTGTATAATCTGTCCTATACCCGTAAGACCAAGCATGGGGAGAAGACTTTAATCTCCTTTCACAATCCGGTAGACAGCTTTGGCGAAACGGTCATTCTGATTATCAAATGGCTGTTTGGTATGAAGCTGTTTCCGACCAAATATATGGCGAAATACGTTAAAAAGAAATGAAGTTGACTATTTACTGGACTAAGGAGGCTATGCACAAGCCTTCCGATGGTTCACCAAGAATGTATGACCGTATTGTCAAACGCTTCGGATTCTCTGATTATATCAGCATCAATGGTGAAACACCCGTTGATGTTAAGGAGATTGACCTTCCGGATTTGAAGGTTGCCGAGGAGCGTGGCTACATACAGATAAGAAACAAGTGATATGAATGAATATGAAGATACACATGTAGTTGTTTCCGAACGGGAAGCACTAATATCCACTGTCAGCTATAATATTATGGCTACTAACGACCTTGCTTGTGCTACAGTGATATTTGCACTGTTTAGGTTAAGGAAAAGTCCCTTTTACCGCTTTCGTGTAAAGCAGTTGGCGAATAAGGTTGAGCTTGAAAGAAGTAGATATGAGAAGGTAATAAATGCTATGATGGCTGATTCTTCCGCTAAGTTTGCCGATTCCAATGATATTTTCATGGACGCTATTCAAGATGAAATCGATGCTCTGTTTAATTCTATTAAAAGTGAGTATAACAAGGCTTGTGTCGAGGATTCGGAGCTTTTCAGTTGGCTGGAAATGGCAAGGACTATGTGTGATTATAGTTGTTGCCAGTTGAAGTACCGCAGGCAGGAGATGATTGCCAAAGACCCTTCGTTCAAGAGGCTTAAATTTGCCCATTTAGACTTGAATAGGATGTCACAGCTAATGAATGAGCTTATGAAGGCTTTAGTTCCCGATGTGGATTTGAATACTGATGCGTGCAACAAGGCTATTCGGGAATTAGGAAAAAAGCTGATTGACCCGGATATTATTGCTAAGGCATTGTTAAGACAAGAATAACTAACCATTATAACTAAAAGTTATAGTATAAAAATGTAAAAATGAAAGAAGTAACTAAATTGGTTCTACACCATGATTTGGAGGATTTGGTAAAATATCAGACCTCAGAGATAAAGTCTATGTTTGAGATGTACTCACAAGCAGTTAAGGATGGATGTGAAGAAGAATTTGACTGTGCCATATCTATAAAGAAGGATATTCTGATATGTTTGAGTATGCTTAATGAAATATCTATGAGTGAAGATGATTTAGAAAAGAAGTTTGAAACTGACATAAATTTGAATTAATGGATAATCTTTTTGCAGATGAAATAGAACAAACTGCGATTCTTCGTATTCAGAAATTTGCTAAAATAGCTGAAACATTAGGATTTGAAGTTAGATTGGGATTTTCGGGAGGCAAGGACAGTCAAGTCGTTTATGACTTATGTCTTCGTTCCAGAATAAAGTTTAGAGCATTCTTTAATCACGCATTGGAAAGTTCCACTACTTTAAAATTTATCAGAGAAAAATATCCCAATGTAATTTGGCGAAGAAACCATAAATTTGGTTTTATCGAAAATATATGGAGAAATCATGGTGGACTTTTGCCTACTGTTCAAATAGCTTATTGTTGCAATGATTATAAGCATAATCCTAAATATGTAGATGAATGTAGTATTGTAGGTGTTAGAAAAGCTGAAAGTGCTTCAAGGTCTAAAAGGACAGCTTTTGAAGCTAAGAATAAGGCATTAGTGGATGATTATTTTGAGGAGCATTGTCAATCAACGGGTACGGCTGGTATTATTCAGTTAAAGCCTATTATAGATTGGAGTGACAATGATGTTTGGTCGTACATAAACAAACATAATTTGCCAGTTAATCCCGAATATTTAAATGGACGAAAAAGAGTTGGCTGTATTGTATGTCCTAAAGCCAACTTAAATTCCAATGCTCAGTATTTAATGGAGCATCCCAGCTTGATTGATGCTTTTATAAAAGCAAGAGAAAAAGGCTCATTAGATATTAACTGGATAATAACATCAGATAATAAGGATTATTCAGATGATAAATGTTATTATATTTGTAGATGGTTAAACCATTCCTTTTCACCATTTACAAAGAGGCAAGAAAAATGGTATGAGTTAATTAAACAATCGTATTTAAAATATAAAGAAAATGGACGTAAATAGAATTGAAGTAGAGGGAAATCTTACTAAAGACCCGGAATTAAAGACAAGTAAGAACGGTCAGAGTTTTGTATTTATTACAGTATGCGCAAGCTATCCTAAAGGCAAAGCTCCTAATGTGGAATGGATTCCAGAGTTTTTCGATGTTACATTGTTTGGTGCGGATGCTGAGGAGATATGCCAATATGCTAAGAAAGGTAGTCGTATTTGGGTATCGGGTATGATGCGTTCTACTATAAACCAAGATACAAAGGTGAAATATTGGAGTATCATTGCCAACAATGCTCATGTTTTGATAAAACGTGGAAAGAAGGAAGCTTCTACTACTGGGCAGCAGCCAGCCCCAGCCGTACAGCAGCAGATTAAGCAGGCTCAACAAGCAGTAGCACAAGCCTTTAATCAGCCTTCCCCAAATGACCCAGATGGATTACCCTTTTAATTATGGAAGAAAAAGAAAAGAAATGCTTTAAATGCAATAAAATAAAGCCACTATCCGATTTTTATAAGCATTCTCAAATGGCTGACGGTCATTTAAATAAATGTAAGGAGTGTACAAAAAAAGATTCTATTAGACGATACAATGTAAAATCTATAGATGATGAATGGGTAGAAAAGGAAAGGCTTAGAGGAAGAGAGAAATATAAAAGACTTAATTATAAAGGTAAATATATTAAGTTTTATCATAAAAATGTAACTTATCGAAATATTAATCGTAGATTAAAGAATTTAGGATATGATATGAAAGATAAGGAAGTCCATCATTGGAATTATAATTTAATGAAGTCTGTTTTTATTTTATCAAGAAAAGCTCATAAGTTATTACATAAATATATATATGTAAATTCTAATGATTTATTTTGCTATACTAATGAAGGAGTTAAAATTGAAACATTAGAACAAGCCACTGATATATTTACTAAAATATTATTAGAACATAACTGTAATGATAAAATTGAACATATATTATTATGAGGGAGTTGGAATTAAAATTTAACGGTAAGGGCAGTATGAAGCCTTTCCGTTTCCAGCAGATTAACAAAGGTAACAATGCGTACATCTACATGGTTGAGATTATTGAGAATCCGAGTGTACGCTGGTATGAAGTATTCAGACGTAGGGAATGTAGCGACACTGATGTAGTTCTTAACGGTCAGACAGTTCATTACGAGGCAAGAGTTCTATATCCCACAGCTAACGATTTTGGGTTGAATGCCTTCTGTTGTCAGACACTTAGCAGGGCATTGGAACATTTTAACCGATGGGAGAATGGAAGAGAAGATTGATAGAGTTTTGGCTTTGCTGGAAGAGAACAATGAAATTCTTAAAGAAATCAAGTCTAAGATTGAGATGTCTGAATCAGAGGAGTGCGTGACTAAACGTACACTTCACGATTTCATCAACAATGTTGTTGCAGACCTCTTTGCGGATATGCTGTTGCAGCCTAAAGGCAGAGGTCACGTAAGTAGGGAAGATATTATGCAATTTATTAACAAAATGAAGTGATATGGAGAACAATTATGGTTATAAGGACGAAATTATATCGTCCAGAGTTGGAAATCTCGGTGGGTCAGATGCCCGTATTCTTGCCGCTATAGCCAAGAACGGTTGTGTTCAAAGAGCACAAGTAGAGCGTCTTGCCATTGCCAAAGGTCTGTATGAAAGACCAAACATTACTAATCTTGCCATGCAGTACGGTGATTTCATAGAAAATATGATTTATGACAGCTTGGTGCAAGTGGACGAACGTTGGGAGAGCAATAAATGCTTTAGAAGTCAGAAATACGGGCGTGAAGGACTTGGTTTGCTCGTGCATATTGATTTCTCTCTTTTTGACGAGAGTAGGGATAAGCCATTGCTCTTATGGGTCGAATGTAAGGCTACTACTACTGACATCGAGCAGACTTATAAAGATTATAAGGAACAACTTTATGTTGAGTATGTGCTTGGTAAGGAATTGGCAGAGCAGTTAGGTGCTGATTTCAAGCTTGAACTTTGTCACTATGATGCTTCTGTTATGTTTGAGGACGAATTTCAGCTACAGTTTGCCTTTGACCCCGATAAGATAAGCAGAAAGAAAGTGATATTCAAGAAGCCAGTATTTGATATTGCTTCTGGTATGGATATTGCCGCCCAGTACGTGTCCGAAATGACTGAATACAAACGTGAGGAAATAGATTGGGATTATTTGCCTGCCGAGGTTCAAGAACAAATGAAGCAAGTAAACAATATCCTTGTTTCAATAAAGGAGAAGCAAGACAGCATAGAAGAGTTTAAATCCCGTTTCTATGATTTCTTGTGCAAGAATGAAATCAAGAGCGTAAAGACCCCATATTTTACTATTAGTAGAGTAGATGAAGCCATATCTGTGCAATTCGATAAGGTAAAGTTTGCGTCTGAGCATCCCGAACTGCTTGCTAAATACCAGAAGGAAGTCAAGAAGAAAGGATATGTACTGATTAAGACTAAGGAGGTGAAGGATGAAAAGTAAGATTATAAAGGCTGTGGGGAAAGAGATAGTTTCTCTCCTCTTTATCATATTGTCTATAATTGGTGTGCTTTGCATAGGACATTTTCTTTACTCCATCAGTAATATGTTAGTATGGATAGTCTTAGGCATTCTCTTTTTAGGTTATATTGGCAGTGTAGTATATTCATGTATTGATGCTCCTGCCGTTTCCTATTGGTACATTGTCTATTATCATAGTAGAGGTCAAGCTTCTTTATTTCTACCTAAAGAAGATGATTTTTTTCAATGTGGAGTATTACCGTAATCTTATAGAGAAGGAAGCTGGGTATAGGGTTATGATTTTAGATTGGAAAGAATTTACAGAAGAACAATATCAATTAATTTTAAAAGAATATGAGCGAGAACAAAGTAACGGGATTGCAAAGGCTGAATAGCTACATATCCCACAATGCAACCCAAGAGTATTTGAAAAAGGTATTGAGTGATAAAAAGGATGCTTTTGTAAGCAACTTGGTATCTTTAGTAGCTAACAATGCAAAATTGCAGGAATGTGAGCCAGCAACGCTTATGTATGGTGCTATTCGTGCTACTGCATCCGATTTGCCGCTTGACCCTGCTTTTGGTTGTGCTTATCTGATACCTTATAAGAACAATAAATTAGGTATTACAGAAGCGCAATTCCAGATTGGGTATAGAGCTTATGGGCAGTTGGCATTACGGAGTGGACTGTTTAAGTGTATTAATGATACAGACGTAAGGGAAGGCGAGCTTGTAAATCGTAACCGATTGACGGGTCAAATAGATTTTAATTTTGAACAAGACGATAAAAGGCGTTCTGAACTTCCCATTATCGGTTATGTATCTTACTTCCAGCTTTTGAACGGATTTGAGAGCACATTATATATGTCAGTAGAGGAACTGAAAGCTCACGGTCTGCGCTATTCGCAGACATATAGAAGTCAGTATGCTAATGTGCGTGATAGTTCAAAATGGGTAACTGATTTCCATGAAATGTGCCGGAAGACTGTAATTAAGTTGCACTTATCTCGAAAAGCTCCATTGTCAGTCGAAATGCAGAATGCCATACGGGACGACCAAGCTGTATTCCGTAGTGCAGATACTCCGGAATATGTAGATACCACTGGTGACGAGCCTTTGATTGACAAGGATAAAGCATCAAAGGTAGCAGCAATGTTTGATGATGCTAAAATAGTTGATGAAAACGTTGGTAGCAAGAAGTAATATGCTTATATTTGCACAGTAATACGTGACGTGCGTGTTGCGACCAACTTCATATCATTTGGGGAAGCCTCGGTTAATCCGGGGCTTTTTCTTTTGAAGTTTTAAAAAAGTTTGTATCTTTGTGGAAATTTAAAGCGAAATGATATGGGCAGAATTTACGTTGGTTTAGATAATGGTGTTTCCGGCAGCATCGGTATTGTCGGAGATGATATTGAATCTTTTTTTTGCAAGACACCCGTCAAGAAGGTGCAAGATTATACAAAGGCAAAGAAAGAAGTGTCCCGGTTGGATTACAGCAAATTCATGGAACTTTTTTCCAAATACAACAAGAATGACATTACGCTTCTGATGGAGCGTCCTCTTGTAAATCCAAGCCGCTTTGCATCTACTGCATCAGCGTTACGTTGCCATGAGGCAGAGCTTATTATGATTGAAGTAATGGGTATTCGCCACATGTTTGTAGATTCTAAGGAATGGCAAAAAGCACTTCTTCCCAAAGGCTGTAGTGGGGAAGAGCTTAAAAAGGCTTCTTTGGATATAGGAAACCGCTTGTTTCCACAGTTTGATAATATTAAACACCCAGATAGAGATGGCATTCTAATTGCAGAATATGCCCGACGCAACCACTTTTAGTTTTTTTACTTCATAAATTAGTTATTCGTGTAAGCCGTAGTGTTCCAATACATTACGGCTTTTTATTTGGACTTCGTAAAGTTCATTCGGTTCTCCGCGTGAATAGGGCTTACTTTGCACAAACCAAAACAATACTTGTATGGGAAAACCGAAGAAAGAAACAGTTAGGAAATTGAGGGGTCTTATGATATTAGACCAAATGGAAGATTATACTCCTTTACATAAGCTACACAATCTTTCCAACGAATTGATAGAAACAGTTTCAAAACCTAAAAAGAAGAAGTCCTTATGAGAATTATCAATCTTTATCAAGAAACACTCGGCATTGTAAGTGATTGTTGCAAGGTCAGCAAAGAAAAAATCATATCCTCAAAGAAGGAGGAATGTGTGAATGCTCGTTATATTCTTGTCAGCATCTTGGGAGAATGGTACACAGACAATGAGATAGCCGAGCTTACTGGCTTATCTCGTCCTTGTACAAATAAGATTAGGAATAAGTTCAAATCCCGTCTTAAACGTTACAATGTCAACTGCCAGTATCAGGAAGCTAAAGAAAAAGCGTTTGCGGTGTTCCGAAATGGCGATTAGTTCCGAACTTGATACAAACTATTCTTTTAGTAACAAACTTCACCGTTAATTTGTCAAGCCCTAATATTGGGGCAATTAACAATTAAAAGTAAAGATATATGGAATCAAAAACAGTTGTGTACACCCCCGAAGCTGGTGGTGGTAACAGTGGAATGATGGCTATGCTTGGGCATATATTGCTGTTCTTGGACTACAGTTGTGATTATTTGGATGAAGTCTTGGATGCAATGGATAAGTTGAAATGTGGCAGTAAAAGTTATGATATTGCTTATGACAACTTGTCCTCTTGCAGCATAAATACCGGGCTTACATTCAGTGACTACATCAGTAGGACATCTGTTATTGTAATTAGTATAACCAACTCTGAAAAAGAGTTTCTTAAATCATATCACCATGAATTAGGACATTGTGCCGTTCATATCTGCCAATTCTACGGTATTCCATTAGAAGGGGAAGAAGTACAGTATTTAGGTCAAGATTTGGTAGATAGGACATGGGACATAGCTAAGATTTTCTTATGTGACTGTGATTGTTGTAAAAATAAAAGAAATGAAAAGAAAAGAGATTTTGAAGGCAATGAAAGCCATGAAAAGTGAGAAACCGATTAATTCCATGTATAGAATGATACCTAAGTCACGCATGGACGAGTTTAAACGCTTCGCAGCTATCTTTGGATTTACTGAGGAGAATATAGAAAATATCTTGTCAAAGGAAAAAGAAATGGTGGGCAAATAACCCACCACAACTTTGCATTTGAAAATTCAAGTAGGCTTCTTCAAGCTTACCATACTTTTAACTATCATCCATTTATCTCGGTAAAAGCTGTTGGATGATATAAGTTCCTGCATGTTTGATATTCCTTGGTATATACTACTTGTAACAAATATAGCATCATCAATAGATACTTCTTGTGCTATTGTTTCATAGTCTTTTTTACAGACTTCTCTTAATACATACCAATAGAACCATCTTGCATAAACTATATCTTTACTTCTGTCTTTAGAAAGCATATCAGCCCTATCTACACCGAATAGGCTGGCGACAAAATATGACAATGAAATTTCCCAATTCATATCATATTTCCTAAGAATGTCACACACTTCTTTGATTGTCTTGTCTTTCATATTGATAAAATCGTTTTTAAGTTTTTGGCAATTCATGGTTTTTCTCTTTCATTATCTGGTTAATTCTCTTTATCAAGGGTTGTTCAGTAGTTCTGCTTACAATCATACATAAGGATTTCATCTCTTTTGTTTCCCAGCTTGCAAGTAGTTCAAACCGAAAGGATGCAAGGTAAAAATATCCCTTATATGAAACGTTTGGGAAAGGTTTTCCCGTATAAAAAGCATTGCATTCTATAAATGGTCGAGGTTTAATGTCATTGAATGTACAAGTCTTTTCATCAAACACCTTCTCTATGGCTCTTTGCACACATATAAATGGTTTTCCCTTATCATCTTTCCAAAAAGTAGCATTTACATCAAAGTGAATACCTTCTACATTCAGCCAGCCAGCTAATCCTTTCGTAGTGTTCTTGACATAACCTTTATTTCTCTGATTTCTCCACTCCATAGCCATACAAACTAAAATCCAACCTTGCAGGGTCAGAAGGAAATACTTTTTTTGCAAATTCAGTCACTTTTATACAAGTTTTTTTTGATTCATCTACTTTGGGGATAATCCCAAATTCGACTGCCGACTGCAAAGAATGCGTATCACAAGGAACAAGAAGCCGGGAAGGAGAAAGAGTTTTCCATAATCCAATGTCAACTACACTATCTTTCCTTATCATCCATCTAAGCAGCATATTTACTCTTTTATTTGCACAATTACTGTTTGGGCTGGGTATCATTGTTTCACCATGTAATAAATGGCATAATCCTTGGCAATAGTAGGTACATTTCTGCGAATAAGTAACACGTCCAAGAGCATCTTCAAGATTAGGGTACTTCATGTATATGGAATGAAGTTTATCACAAAGGGAAGCAAAGCAATGCCAAGAAGTCATACGATATAAGCTCGTATAATTATCCTTGTATTTATTCCATTCCACGCCATATATATATTGAAAAGGCTTATTCCCCATTATCTCTGTAAGAATATAATCTATTTTGGGAATGAATACTGAACGCCTGCCATAAGCAAGCCAAGCTGCTATGACTGCCGCTACTTCGATGTCTTTTCTATCCTTAAATCTTCGTGGGAATTGTATAGGGTCAGACTTGATAAAACTCTCTACCTCATACTTTTCTGCAAGGTCAATGTAATCTCTAAACTTCATATTCATATCAATTTGTTATGTGCAAAAATAAGGTGTTTTTTTGAAAGCACCAAATATCTGGCTACCAATTTGATACAAACCTTAGTTCTTTCAGAACTTGGTACAGAATACTCCACGGAGGAAATTATAAAGAATATACAGACGCTCTTTATGTGAAGAAGGCAGGAGATGAAATGACTGGCAGATTACAGTTGAAAAATGCGGCTGAATTTTCTATTAGAATGCAAACAGATACTTCTAATTATAGAAGAGGTATCATTTGGAATAATGCCGCATCAGATACAAGAATTGCCGAAATTGGGTATCAAAATACTGTACAACGTATATTCTTAAATCCATTGGGGAGTGCAGAAGTTTGGAATGATGCTGCTGGGAAATATAGTTTTATTATAGGGAATAACTTCTTAACCTATAATACTTGGACTATCCTACATTCAAATAATAGCACTAATTATGCTTCTGGAAGTGTCAAAGTCGCAGATTCGAGTATAGATAATATAAATAATACGAATAGAGCAGGAAGTAGTAGGGTCAACTTCTTTGAAACTTATGGTTCAGGAGATATTATGCCTACGACCTATGGGAATACTATGGAGATATGTAGTACCCGTTCAGTTCATTGGCAACCTCAACTTTATTTTTCTTCTGGTAAAGGAGGACATATTTATTACCGCAATAAAGACTATAATATATCTGGTTTTGGTTCGTGGAAACAACTCATTGATTCAGAGAACTACAGTAGCATCCTAAATTCTACCTACGTCAAAAAGGCTGGTGATACTATGACGGGAAATTTAGTCGTAGGTACTGGAAAAACAACTGCGAGAATATCTTCTCAATGGGGAGAATTTTATATAGATATTAGTAGCTCTATAACCGGAGGATGGGAGAGAGGATTTGGTGCTAATATAAATAATTCTTCTACTCCAGTAAAATTTGGTTTTTATGGTGCTGGGCAATCTGTTTCTTATGCTTATGCTGGACTTTATTCAAATCCGTGGCAAAAATGGAACAACAATACATCTACTATATCAACCGAATTAGTAGTAAATAAAAATATAATTGGATTAAATAGAGAGTTTTCGCTTCTAAGTGGAGATGAACATTTTCAACATAGATTTTGGGGTGGTGCAGGAAGTTATAGCTATGAAGTATTGCTGTTGTTACCTATTCCTGCTACAACTAATTTAAGCGGTTTTAATACTATAGATGGTACTATATCTGGATATACAAATGGAGCTAATCAATGCTTTTGGGTTGATGTGAAGATTTCGACTATTTATAATACTACTTTTTGGAATATAAAATCAATAAGCTCTTTTTTATCTAATCAATATGTATTAAAAAAATGTAAGTATAATGACATTTGGTATTATTGTATTGAAATCCCATATCGGGATAATAGAATAGATAGTTGTTATTTTAGAGGGGTTATTCGTTCAACTATTGCAGGAGGATTATCAACTATCACTTTGCCATACCGTATAAAATATAAAACTAAGGCAAATGGAAATAATGCAGAAGTTATTAATAACTCTGAGATTAATAGTAGTCTTAGTACAACACTGACACAAGGAGGGATTACATATGTATCTTCTATTGAAGATACATATTATCAAAATATTAAACCCCATCTTAGTAATTCAATATTTTTGGGAACTACTGATTTAAGATGGAAGTGTGTTTATAGTTATAATCTCGACATAAGTTCTACAAGTACTTTTTCGGGTAAGGCTACATTCAATGGAGGGCTATCTGGAACATTGACTGGCTCTCTAAGTGGTAATGCTACAACCGCTACAACCTTGCAGACTTCACGTACAATAAATGGTACATCGTTCAACGGTTCAGCTAATATTACAACTTCTTATTGGGGAACTACAAGAACGATTTGGGGACAGTCAGTAAACGGGTCGGCAAATGTCAGTGGAGCTATGACTGGAGTTACAAGCATTACTGCAACTGGTCTTATAAGAACTTCAAATCTGTTCTCTGCTGGCGATGGAGGAAGCGATAATGCGTATGGTTATTATAACTGTACTCGTCCCAATACAGCTAATACCGGATATGTATGCTATGCTTTTGTTAGAAGTGGTACTTACGCATTTGGACTGGGATATTATAATAATGAAATAGTTTTAAGTAGCGCAAATACTTCAAGACAATTTAATGCAAGATGGTTACAATTAAATAGTTCAAGATTACTAATTAATGGCAATATAGAGGCAACTGGCGCAGTTACAGCCAAGTCTTCCTCTTCTGACATAAGATTGAAGAAAAATATCAAAGAATACAATGCTTTGGATATTATTAACAAGTTAAAGTCGGTGAAGTATTACTGGAATGATACCGCAAAAGCAAATTCTCCAATCTTTAATGACAATGAGGAGCATTACGGACTTATTGCACAAGACTTGCTAATAAATGGATATAGTCAATGGGTAAGTAACTGTTTTAAAGATTATTATGTAATACAATACGAACGTTTAATACCCGTATTATGGCGAGGTATTCAGCAAGTAGATAATGAGGTAGCTACCCTCAAAAAGAAGATAGCTACCTTAGAAAAAGAACTTAGTTCTGTAAAGAGGCAACTAAGCCTTTAAGCCTATTAATCTCTGATTTAGCATGTTCCAATTCCTTTCTCATTCGTTCTTGCTCTGATTCAACAAGACGGATAGAAAGGATATTGGCTTGCACAGAACCAATGATTGTTGCGATAAGGTCGGGAGATAAATAATTCAAGCTACCATATCCATATTCGTCTTTTTCGTGGCAGAAATTTGTGATACCAGCTTTCACCGCATTTTGATATACAAGTCCGGTATGACGTTTATTGTCTATCCTATCTTGGTATAAATCCAATGCTTTTTTGTTATAATTATAGTCATAAACTCTGCCAAGTTTTAGTAGTCTTTCTCGGTAATCTATAAGCCCATCGTAATTCTCTTTTAATCTAAAGTCAGAAGTAGCTTTAGCAGTGATTGCAGCCGTAGCAGTAATACTTCCAGTAAAAGCCCATGTGCTACCATTATATGCCATAACATACGATTTATTTGTAGAGATTGTCGGATTAGCAGTACCTCTCCACCAAAACCAAGACCCGTTTGAATGACAGCCAAGTCCCATTGTATAATTACCTCCAACGATTTCAATACTATCATGGCTCGTATTTGAGAACCTTGCTCCTACATTAAAAGAATTAGCGCCACTTGCAGATATTCCCGTGCTATTTATCCAACCATGCAGGGTACAATCTCCAAATTCCATATTTGCCCAAGATGAACCGCTTCCTGCCCGCCAATACCATTTTTTAGGAACAGACCTACCGCCATAACTTGCACCTCTATAATTAACATAAAAATCAGTGCCTCCAGCTATAATAATCTCATTTCCACCGCTTGAAAGTTCCAAATAAGAACCATTTTGGGTTATACCAGATGGATTCATATAAAGACCAGAATTAGCATAGACCCAAGTTTGAATATACGCATCTATAAATCTATTGCTACTTGAACCTATTCTGTAATTATTATTGCTTAACGGAAAGATATTACCAGAATACATTCCACCATTAAAAGTTGCTTCCCCTCCAAAAGTACTTGTAGAACTAAGGTTTAAAGTCCCTCCCTGAATCAAACCATCTTGTGAAATTATATTAGCGTTACTACCTAAGCCAGTAGCAAAAGGGAAATTCCATATTTCACCATAATTAGAAGGAATAGTTGACCCATCTACAAAACTTTTATTGGGAACAAAATGATACGAATCTCTATAATTAAGATTTATAGCAGTTAAATAAATAGTATTGGATGCTCCACTTATAGTTGAAGTAGAATAGGATATGTCTACATATCTATCACCATATATATAACTTCCATTACTGTCTTTGGGAGCTAAAATTCTTACTGCTGTAAATGGAGCAGGATAACCATTCAATTGTGTTATTATAGGTTTACTTGCATGATGTGTCAATGATATTATAAAAGTTACAGACCTATTCATTGAATATGAATAAGTATTCGATATAGTTATCATTACAGTGTTAGAATCACCTGCATCCGGATATTTTAAAACACCAATTCTTATCCATTTAGAACCTGCACCTCCGGGTATTCCATTGATAAACACCCTTTTAGTTAAATCATTAGAATGATATCCGTCTACCATATCCGCATTCAAATTCGTACACGTAGTAGTAGATACACACTGAAACGGCTGTGTGCCAGTAGGTATATGTGACTGGAAATATTTCCCATGTAAACTTGCATCATTTTGCCCAAAATGATATTCAGTAGGTCTTGGTCTATTATCTTTTGAATTATATCCAAAGTAGATATTACTACTATCTGTATATGTGCCTCCAAAGTTAATCTCATCGGATGTAGTAGAATATACTATAAGACCAGATGTACCAAATCTATCGTGCATATAGTCTTTGTAATTGGAGCTATTAAGTATCTTTGCCCAAGAACTCCAAGAAGTAGTATGTCCGTGACGAGTATATAAATCTTCATTAGTTGAAGCTATTTCCCAAGCTTGACCTCCACTTGAATCTGTCCATCCTCTCCATCCCCATACAGTTGCATAAGCTCCACTATCTGAAAGACCAATAGTAGTTAATTTCTTAATGCCTCTCATAATAAATAAACCATTATAGTCATTAGGCACATGATTTACGCTTCTTGCATCAGACCATCCAGTGAATTGGTATGGTTTAAGACTTCCAGAATGCCATACATTATAATTAACTCCTGCATATCTGTATATTATAGCATCTCTTAAATTATCAGCTAATCCTAAACATAATGTAGGATGGCTATTAAGTTTATCATTGTATAGGTAAGCTCCATAAGTCGCATTATATCCTACTTCAACTGTAGGTGTTGTACCATTTACAAATTGAATATAAGTTCCAGATGCATTCCTTGATTTAATGGTAGCTACTGTTGCAGAAGTTGAAGTATCTCCAACAGTTAGTGTTCCCGTCAATGTTCCACCAGAAAGTTTCAGATATTTACTGTCTAAGGCAGAGGCGTAATTCCCTTCGTGCAGGATTTTATACCAAGTTCTGAAAGAACTTGCACCAACACCTCTAAAGTAAAAATTATCAGAATTATAGGCTGCTCTTAATTGGAATAACCTATTTGCCGCAGAACCAATGTTTAATACAGTATCATTAGCACCAGTAGTTCCATATGCAGTACCATTTGCCTCCCATACAGATGTCTTAGATGCTCTAAATGTAGATACAGTATCTATCGCAGTAGAGGTTATTTGAGCATATATCTCTAAATGGTTGGCGGTAGTAGCAATATTGCCTTTAGTTAATGTCAGTACTCGCGTACTATTGTTATAAGTAGCGTTGGTAAGGACATTTCCCGTTCCAGTAATAGTAGTGGAAGGGTAGTTTGGGAGCGTAATATACTTGCTTGTGTCTGGCGCATAAGTTTTGCTGTTAACTTTGATACCAGCAATGCAAGTACCTCCACCACCATTCTTTTCAAGTTCAGTAATTCTACTTGCCAACTTGTTGATAGTGTATGCGTTAAAGGTGTCTGATAATGTTGAATCAGCAAAAGTGCCACCTAAACTTGAATATCCATAAACGGTGTCAATAAGACCGCCTCCTCCACCGCCACTACCGGAACTGATACCTTTTGCAGATACAGCACCGCTTGCGTAGAAGTTAACAGCCGAGCCATCTTCTTTGTAGACTTTAATAGCATTATTGGCACTATCCACTCCAATGCGATACCCAGTTGTTCCTATTTCGATGTAGTCGGAAACTGTCAATTTCTGCATTGGATATTGTGGTATCATGTAGCTAATAGTCTTCGGAGTTCCAGAACGATATACAATCTGGAATAGAGAAACATAGTCGCCAAGCTGATTTTTTTTGATGATGAATGATTGTGGGTCAGCATGGAAAACACCATCAGTCCCCCACCATACAGCACCGCTTGCAAGGTAGCCAGAGCCATCCATACGAATGATAGCCTTTGCTACATCTGATGGCATGTTTGCTTCTGTATAATCTGCTCTATCCTTCATAGAACCTCCATACCAAGAAGCAATACCTCCACCGACCTTAGTAGCATCATAGACACCATTCATACCGGACATTACTTTAAATCCAGCTACCGGGTCAGTATATCCCAGCATGTTTAACGCATTCTGAATAACACCACCTTCGATTGTGGTACTCTCTTTCCACGCTTTCTTTAGATATTCATAACCAGCCAAATCTTTTTTAACTGTATCTACTGCTGCTTTAGCTGCATCACTGATAGCATTCAAAGCTGCTGTTCGTTGGTTGTAGTATGCAGATTGCTTTGAAGCGAAGTCAGAAGGTATGGTTATATTTTCGGGAGTAGAAGCCGACAATGTAACCAACACTGCACGATAATTGCTATGAGCATTCAGATAACCCGTAGGGCTACCCAATGAATACAAAGTATATCCTGCTGTAATATTTGTCTTGTCAGCGTCTATACGAACTATTTCATCTTTGATTGATTGCTTTTCAGTAGGAGATATAACCCCATCTTCTGCCCACTTATCCAATCTTTGTTTAGCTGCTTCCGCTTCTGCTTTAGCTGCATCTGCCGCCTTTTGAGCCTCTTCCGCAGCTTTCTTCGCATCTTCTGCGGAAGTGTTTATTTTGTCTTGGATAAAGTTGTTGGCTGCATTCAAATAAGCTATAAAATCTCCATATTTGGTATTGAAGGTGTCGTACCTACCATCTACCAAAGCGACTTCCGTTGAGGTAGCTACTCCGTCAGCTATGGCATCATCAATAGCAGTAATAAGCTCGGTAGTTGCCACATTAAATCCATCATAAGCGGTTTTTAGTTTTACCTTAGCAGTACCGGACAATAAAGGATTAGCATAAACCTTAGAATAAGATTCCGCTACGCTCTTCTGTATTGATTTGATTGAGTTCAAATATTTCTCAATTGCGGCAGCTTCTTGTCTGTCAACAATACCGTCTTTAAAGGCTTCGTCTGTGAAGTCTTTCATATTGGTTACAGTCTGCTTTGCGTCATTGGCTTCTTTCTTAGCTTCTTCTGCTGCCTTTTGCGCTTTAGCTGCTTCAAGATAAGCCTTTGAAGTGTCATTGTCTGCAATCTGCGTCCATCCCCATGTATCTCCCGTCTTTACCCATCTCCATGATTTTCCTGCATCGGGAGTAGTTTCATCATCGACATATTCTTGGATATTGGTAAATACATCACCTTCATGCCGTTTTTTCAAAGCTTCTGTGTTCCAATCAACTGCTGGCTGATTAGTAAGAGTTGGTGTATATTCTCCGTACCAAGTTTCCTTTACTCCATCTATCTGGTCTTGAAAGCTGTTGAATGTTTCCTCAACATCTTTGCCGGATTTAGTTACAAGTTTACCTTTTATCTCAACACCAGTTACCGTATCAAACTTCATATAGCTGCTCTTATCTCTTGCTCCGATATAAGAGTTGCCATAGACGTTCATATAAGCGAGATTTGTGGTCTTATCAACACCATAGGACACATACTCTTTGTTGAGGTATGAATAGCTGTTTATGCCAGCATATAAAGTCATACTTGGTGAGAAAGTGTCAACTGCACTAAAGATAATTGCATTCTGTCTTGTCTTGTCCTCTACATGAGTAACACCATTTGCATCAACAAAGGTCTTATTACCTAATTGGCAAATGGTATCTCCTACTCGTGGTGCATCACTGGCTACATCAGCATCAGTTTTTGAGATGTCAATGTAATTAGTTCCTACGTTTACGACTAAACGCCAAAAGTAATGATTTGACACATTCTCATAAACTCCCTCCTTAATATTGAAGTCTTGTGCCAAAGCCATATCTCCTGCTCGGAAACGATTATCTAATGCTTCCGTACCATCATCTTGGTAGAAATAGCATCGCCAATAGTCCCAAACATTTTCGCCAGTCTTGTTGCCTTCTTCGTCAAGTATATCATTTCTATCTTCTATCTTGATACATTCGATTGCACCACCGGGAGTAATCATTTGACGACCTCCGATAACTCCGGTCTTGATAATCTCCAAAGCATAGAACATGGCTTTCATTCGTACAGTTAGATAGTCAAGTTCAGCATGGGACTTTCCGTCTGTATCTGCATAGAATATACCGCCCGTACTTCCGGTCACAAAGCTACCGACTTTCAATCCACGCAAGAAAGTTATCATTCCTTGTGCGGTATCATCTTTAACTCTACTGAGTTTTTTGTTCAGTTCGCCTACAATGTCAAGTCCATAAATAGCTTGTAACTGTGCTACTTGACTTCCTAACTTACTAAGACCGTCAGCTATCTGTCCTATCTGATTTAGTACAATAGACACTTCGTCCGTTAAGGTAATATTATAAGTAGGAAGGGGATTTGTACCATATTGGATTGACATTTCCTTTACGGATAATTCCATAGCGTCCTCATTGTCTTTATACAAGAATCTGACAATAGTATTAGGCTTAATCTGCGCAAGAATTGCTTGGTTTGTTTCCAAGAAGTGTTCGTCGAAGCTCAAAGGATAGTCATACAAAGGCATATTATTTTCAAGCATATATCTTTTCATGGCGACGTCCAAACGTTCTTGTGCCTTGTCTATATATGCTTGTGGCATTTCAATGTGCAATATGACAAACTTGTCGCCAGTTTTAACTTGCTGGAACTTGCTTGGCATTATCGTACCAAATGTATCTAAGTCCTTTGTCAGTTTAATAGTAATAGCTTGGTCTGTACTGTCTGGATATTTAGCATAGTCCCTCTGTTCTCCATTTGGTTTGAATACAATGTTTCCAGCTTCATCAGTTACATAGAAGTTCTTTTTTACATCTTCCCAATCTACGGCTACCTCGTAGTTAGCTCCTAATGTGTCACCAGACTTCATGGAGAAGGTCATTCCGCTTGTAACTGCTGCTTGTGCATATAAGTCAAAGCCAAGAGGATAAAGCGTCACATCAAAATACGACTGTCTAACCTCTCCCGTTTCGGGGTCAATATAATCATCCCAGCCACCTTCTGGTACTATTACTTCTTTGAACAAGTCAATAGCTTGTCCCTTGTATGTCATACCTTTAATAGTAGGTTGTATGCTGGAAAATTCTTGGATATGGAATACTGGTGCAAGAGGATTGATAGGAGTAGGATAGCTGCTATCTGCGTCATAGTAGTCAATGAGAGGTTCTTTAGAACCAAACAAGACTTTATTTCTAACTGCCTCTACATATACTGATGGCATTAACGTGTCACGAGTATATGGGTGCTCAATGCGATTTCCGTCTGCATCTGTAATTATAGGATAGCCATACGGAATATTAATGTTGCTACCATATCCAGCAATACGAGTAATGACCTTATTATTCTTTGGTGTGCAATCGTTGTTTTTCAGTCCTACACCTTGTCCGAATTTGAATATGTATGGCTTGTTTTCATCGTCGAGTATTTCCTTAGATGGCTTGCCAAACCAAATAGTATATCCATCAACTACAAATGGAACTTTCCATGTTTCGTATGCAGTCTTGCAAACGTCTGAAATAAATTGATTACTGAATGATAACACATCACTCATTGTCCCATCATCTACAAATGTTGGCTGTAACTTGCAAGTCCATTTAGTTCCGACAAGACATGAGTTGATTTTTTGAACGAACATGCTTAATGTACCAATCCACGAGAAAGTCCGTTTTTCGCTACGATAACTTTCCTCACTGCTACTAATAGCAATGTCAGTAAAGGGAATGTTGTACAATTCAATCATTTCATGGTAGAAAGTACAACTATATTTAGTCATTCCCTTTGCCTCGCTGTTTTCCGAAGTCATTCCTTTTCTAACAACTACGGGAGGATTTTTAAGAATGTACTTTATTCCTTTATACTCTACATATTCTTGCAGAGTAAACGAAAGTGAATTGTCTTTATAATAAAACTCTCCTTCTATCTTGTCATTTAACGACATAACAATAGTTGAGAAAGTGTGTTTTCTCAAACTGATGTCGTGGAAGGGAGTGCCATCTTCATTGTATATATTCAGTATAGGGTTTACTTCGTTCGCCATTTTACGTAGTATTTAATTTCGATTATTCCTATGATTGCTGCATTAATTAGTAAAAGCCACCAGCACCATGATGGAACATGTTTCTTAATGACTTCTTTCTCCTTAATGACTTCTTTCTCTTGATATATAGTATCATTCTGTATGACTGTTCTGTCTATGTACTTGATTTTTTCAATATACTTAGTATTAAAAACAGTATCGCCTTTTTGAATAACAGAAAAATAGATACTATCTCTTGTGTGTACCATTAAAGTGTCATGCCGTTCTTTGATAATCTCTTTTATTTCTGTATTTTTCTCCAAGTCTTTTGCAGTTCGGCATGAAAACAAAAGAGGCAAAAGGATTATTAGGAGAAGAACCTTTTTCATCCTTTGAAATAGGTTACTTTGCCATTACTTCCATCAGTACGTACATCTAAGTGTACCCAAGTGACATCTTGTTCCAAGCGTACCGGATAAGGAAGAAGTATCTGATTTGCCTTAATCCAATTACGAACTTCCAAGGCGGTCATTCCCTTCACATCAAAGTCCAGTGCAGTTCCTTGCAGATGTGCAGATACATATACCTTCTCCAATCGGGTCTTTTCAGCTACTAATTGGCATACATTACAACGAAGTCCTCTTTGCGTTAGACCTCCTCCCGAATGCCAAGTATTGACAGTTATAGGCTTACCAAGCTTTTCTCGTATGACGCATATTGTTTCAAGCAATCGTGGGTCAAAAAACGTCCAAGCCATTTCTCCAAACTTGTTATATACATGCTTGCATACAAGCTCTTTGATATTAAAATAGTTCTTTATATTCATTTTCAGTCCTCCTTCTTTTCATTTTTTTCACAACCTCTACATTCATCGCATTCATGTGCCATATCAAACTTTGCTTGCTTTAACAGCACGGGACATTCTTCGCTTGGCACTTTGCAAATGTACGCCTGCCGTATAGAGATAACTTTTTCTTCATACTTCTTTTTCAGTTCTGAAAGGTCATTTTCAATACGGGTTACTTCCTTGTTCACATACGTTTGTATGTTACTGTAGCTTTTTTCCATTATTGATATTGACTTTTCAAGGTTGGTAATCTCAACTGTCCGAGCCTCTGCCATCGCTTTCTTGCGAGAGGGTTTCATGTTTACAAGTGAAACTATTCCACCTAAGAACCCCCCCCCTCCAAGTATTGATACAAAAATCTGCGTCCAATCCATGATATTATTATTTTAAACGTTGCTACTGTAAGTAGTTTTATTAGGAGTTTCGATAATCTCTGTATTATTGTTCTTGCTTATCCGTTCAGCTTTTTCAGCTTGCTTGATAGCATCTTCTTCCTCTTGCTTCTTCTCTTTTTCTACTCGGTCAAGTTCATCCGGTGCAGAAGACGGAGATTCTTCAATCAAGGTTTGTCGGGAAATCCATTTAGATTCCATAGCTAAGTTGGTAATCTTAGTATTGTTGGTTTCCATGCTCCAAATATTCAGTTTGGCTTTAATTTTCAAATCTGTATAAGCATTTGTCTGGTCTTCTTCCAATCCTAACATCTCTTGGAAAAGATAGGTTATTTCATTGATAGAATCAGACCAATCAGCAACACTTTGAGTAGCCAGTGCAATATCATTACGCATAGACAATGCAATACCGTTGCCACCGCTTCCAGTATTGGTAATATCTTTTGGAGTAATGAAGCTTACAGATGAAGCGATTGAAACTTGTTCCAACAAATATTCCAGATAAGCAATCATACTTTCCGGCTCTGGAAACTCCAACGTCTTTGCTTCTGTCTTGTAGCTTGAACCTTCGTCTGCCGGGAGATTGATAACCAATGTTCCATTATCTCTCTTGAAACTGTCTTCATTCATTTCCCCTTTTAAAACTAATCCCCAAGTACCAAACCGCTTTAATGTCACAGCATGTATATTTGTAAGCAATTCAATTATCTCAATTATACTTTGAGAATATTCCCAAGCTACTTTGCCTCTATGGTAGACAAGAGGATTACGGCTAAACCCATGAAGAATCCTTTCAGTAACCCATCCATTATTGGTAGGTTCTCCTTCTTTGCTTCGTATTGAACGATAAAGGTACTTATCATCGAATGTATCAATGACTTCTGTCAAATCATCTATCTTATAAAATAAGGAGCGTGAAATTTCTTCTCCATATTCATTGTAGTTGGGTATGACAGAATATCCATCATCATAGGAATAGACTTTAACTGTTCCCTTTTTCTTTATAGGGTCAAATTTGAATAGTACGCCAGCATCGCCAACCTTCTTCTGCTTGGATATTAGTTCGTACTTGATTTGCTCCATATTCCTCATGTTCCATTCCAGCTTGAAGTTCTGAAACTTCTTACTGATGGTATCGTTCTTCTCTATATTACAGAGAGTAAAAGAAATAGGATTAGCAGTGAGATGAAGAACATGTGCCGCATGAATATTCTTTTGCAAAGAAACTGTCAGCACAAGTTCATCTATGACTATATCAGTATCTCCAACTCTGACTGCAATCTTAGGAATTGAATTATTATACTTTATATTGTGTAGAGAAGGGTCGTACTCTCTCAGATAGAGGTCTTGTGAAACCTCTTGCAATGTCAAGTCGCTCAACTGGGCAGTTGATTTTTGGTTAAGTGTAACATCACCAATATAAGTTTTACACGACTGAAATTTTCCACCTCTTGTAAAAGGCTTCTTCAATAACAGCCGCGTTGGTTCTGACAAATACCAATCAATGTTTTTTCTCGTTATCATTTTTATATGCTGCTTAAAATTTTCAATATCTTATCTGAATTAGTAATCTTTCCTCTCTCCCTTGTTGGTTGTGCAGCACCATTTACTTGGTTCATTATATCTTCAAGAGATAATTTCCTTCTCAATTCTCCACCAGTAGCACCAGCCAATTCCCTATAACAGTCATAACACAATCCCCCACAAAGCATAATGATATTGTCTGTAAGGTCGGGAGAAAAGCCTTTTATCAGAGCATGTTGTTCCTTCTTTCCTTCAAACTGTATTCGTCCCGAAGGCAAACGTTTAAATTTGAATATTCTGCTCTCAAACTGCATTTGTTTTAAGACAGTAGTAGAACCTTCACGCTTTAGCTTCTGATGTGTATATCTCATTTTAGCAAGCTGTCTGTCATAGGTTATCAATCCAGCCTTTATCATTTGGGTAGCAAGGTGTGCAGCTTCATCCTTAAATCTTTCATACAACTTCTTTCCTTTAGCAGTTGCGGCAATCGCTCCAGAGAATGCGACACCTCCACCGTTTGCTGATACAAGATTGAAAATCTCTTTTAAGAAACCGTTACCTTGCACATCAATGATTAGCTCTTTATCAGTCAATCCATGCTTAACCATAAACTGCTTAATCATCTTTACGGCTTCAAGATTAGAGTTTTTCATACAATATTGTATATCGTCACAATGGAAACCTACCCAATGCTTCATCACAAAGTTGTCTTCTCCAGTAGTTGCCATATCCACAGTAATACGCTCCTTCTTACACTTACATGGAGAAACATGAGTAAACATGTTGAGAATATCATCCTCTGTCACTTCGGAAAGATTATCCTCCTCTTCTTCTTTTTCGTCTTGTATAGAGAAATTCCAGTTAGGTTCATACATTGAATCTGCAAGCACAGATGTTGCAGCCATAGCGCGATAACCTTTGTTTGCTTTAAGCATTGCTTGGTTATCCCTCACATCAAAAGTAAAGAATACCATGCTCATAATAAAGTCCTCATAAGACATATCCGGGTCAATCTGCAAAAGATTGTCTATGATGTCTTTGCATTTGGAATAAACCTCTTCCTTAGTATTTCCCCAATAGACTTCATCCAAGTTACCTTTTACAATGTGGAAGAACCGAACAACTCCATTCATTTCTTTAATGGGTTTTCCATCATCTCCAATCCATCCCCCACCATTCTTACCACAACCACATAGCTTACGTATGAAGCATTCACGTTCTGGATTTTGAGCAAGATATATTTGGGCTTTACCCTTAGTGTTTGCACGCAGACGGGTTTGACAAGCAGAAATAGTTCTCCATTCAAATTTATTGCATTCTTCAAATATGGCTTTCTTAAACTGCAATCCTTTGAATATCTTATCTATTACAGTGGGACTTTCATTATTCAACTGCTGGAATTTGATTTCAGAACTATTGAAAAACTTCACACCCATATCGTCTTGAACCTTAATGACTTCTCCAATAGGTTCTCTTGGTTGTATTCTGAAACGTCTGTCAATAAGCGGATATATTTCTTTAAGACCGTCCACTACTTTACCAGCGTCAAAAAAGTCGCCAACGTTACGCATAAACCATACAGCTTTTGCTCCTTGGTTTTCATATAGATATGAAATTGGTGAATATCCTAATGTAAAACTTTTTCCACCTCCACCACTACCAGTAAGCACAACATAGTCAGCATTGCTTCGGATGGCTTCATATTGGCAACCCGGCAATGGACTAACAATTTTGTCTTTCTGTATTTTCTCGCTCATAATGGTTCTTTATTTTTCTACAAAAATACGCAATCTAAGCTTCGATATATGCCACTTATCGAAAAACAAGCTACATACCTTAAAATAAATATGCTACTTTTTCGATAACCACAGTATGAGTAACGAAAAAGCTATTTATTTTTGTTCAAAATAATAAAATCATTGACGAACAATGGCACAAAAAGAAGAAGTTTTATCTAAAGTTAATCAGATTTGCGAAGAACGTAATTTTGATTTGAGTGAAACATTTAGAGATAAGTTCTCTGAGAAATTTGCAGAAGCTTACAAGGATGCTCCGATTGAAGATGCTGGCTTAGTAGCCGCATTGAATATTTCAGTTGAAAGTAGCGGACATGCAAGAAAGAACGCATTCTCAGAAGCGACTAAGGGATTTGAAGCTAAGGAAGCTGAATATAAATCTCAGATTGAAGAATGGAAGAAAAAGGCTGAAAAAGGTAATGATGATGGAGAAGGCAATCAAAAGCCTTCGAAATTTGAGTTGCCTGCCGAGTACAAAGAGAAACTTGATAGGCTGGAAAAGTTTGAATTGCAAGAGAAAACGAAGTCTGTTCGCAATCAGATATACGATACAGCCAAGTCTAAGGTGAGGGAAGATTTACATGAATCTTTTCGTAACTATCTTGGTAAGCAGAATATCGCAATTGATGCTGATGTTAATGCCGAGGCAGAAAGACTGCTGAAAGATTATCAAGATATATTCAGAAGCTCTATTGGTGATATTACACCATTATCTCCGGACGGAAAGAAAACAACAATGAAAGACTACCTTGCTGCCATAAAACCCGTCAAACTTTAAATATTAAAAAAATGGCACAATTTAATTTAGAAACCTTTTTTGCTTCCGCTAAACAATTTAGAGGTGGCAAGTTCGTATGGTGGAAGGACGCCAATCACGAGGAACGTTCCAATGTTCTCTATGGCTCTACCATTGCAAACCCGTATAAGGGTTTTGGCTATGCTTTTGCGGCTGACTTGTACGAATACAGATTGTGGAAACCGGGTTTCCTTCTGAAAACGTTTAAGGTGGCAAAGGCTACTGCTGCTGACACAGACACTACTCTGTATGTAGATGGTTCTGGCTATTCTCACATTCCCGAAGTAGGCAATGTACTTATGAAAGCTCCCGATACAGTTGAAACTACGGGAAAGTCTGGTAAGGTTACATCTGTTGAGTTCGATGAAGAGAACAAGCGGTTTATTCTTACTGTTGACACTGCAATCGGTGTTCTGACTACTGATGATATTTTGGTTGAAGCTGCTGATAGCAATGGTAACGTTGCAACTGCTGCTGCTGCCGGCGCTACTGTGTTGGTTAAAAACCCGAATACCTTCATCGAAGTAGATACACAGTTCGCTCCGACTGATGGTCGCTGGGGAGTTACAGATGTTCAGCACAACATCAACACTGTTTATGGCAAGCGTGCATTTGTTGAACGTATGCAACCGCTTCCGAAGTATGTATTGGCTAAGAACCGCAACTACATCGAAGGTGTATTTGAAATCTAAAGGAAAGGAGTAGAATTATGGCAAACGCATATAAATATCAATTTAATCCCGACGAGTTAGTAAGCCAACTCTATCAAAGAGGCTTGGTAAACTCTGACGGTACGAGCGTATTTATTCAGACGCTCATTGACGAGAAAATCGTCATGGATGCAAACCAGTTCTTCTGGCAGGAACACTTTACTGTTGATGGTGGCAAGTACCCTATTGACATGAGCCGCCCGAAGCTTGACCCTGCTTATACTATCTATAATGTTACTCGCCGCCCCGTTCCGATGGCTGATGCAATGACACCGTTGAGTGAAGTTGCTCAGATGGATAACGAAGGCTGGGAACAGAGAACTGGTACTATCCCTCAGTTCGGTAAAGGCTTGTTTGAAACTTCTCTTTCAAAAGAGGAATTGAAAGCACGCTTGAATGAACTTGGTGAAGCTAATGCTACTTTGTTGGAAGGTTATGTACGTGGTGTTGCTGACTTGATTAAGACACACAACTACCGTCTTTCTAACATTGCCGCACAAGCTTTGTCTAAGGGAGGTCAGTACAGCAATGCTGATTCTCGTGGTATGTCCGGTGTCGTACATGAGTTCCCGAAGTATGTGCCTACTGAAAACTTTGTTAAGGCTGGTAAGGATGTATGGACGAACGCAGAAGCTAACATTCCGGAACAAATGGCAAAGATTGAGAAAGATTTCCGTGACCGTACTGGATTTACTGGTACAATGGAATGGGATTTGCCGTATGACATGGTTATCACTCACTTGTTGAACAACAAATACTTCAAGGAAGAAGTTAACCGTTGGATTCGCTTGTATGCGCCCGATAAAGTTATTGTTGTTACTAATGGTGCTTCCGGCATTGATACTAACATCATTTCTTGGGAGCAGCTTATTCAGTATTCTCGTTCTTCTGTATCTAAGATTTCTCCTATCCGCATTGTGAAAGAGGAACAAGTGGTACAAGACATCAAAACGATTAAGACTGTACAAGGATGGCAGGATGGCGTAGCAGTTCTGCGTCCTATTGGCTTTGCTGGTCGTGTTGTTCACTCTGATGTTGCCGATGTTATCTTGTTGCAGCGTGAAGCAAACAAGACGATTGACTATTCAATCGCTTCTGCACAGAATGACTTGGTTTATATTATTAACAAGGTAGTTCCTAACGGTATCTACAAGGCATATCATACTGATGCTATCGGTCGTTATATGCCAGTGTTGACCGAGTTTATGGAACACATTGTTGTTAATACTTTGACTGCTGGTTCTTAAACTTGGAGGGTTATATATGACTATACTTGAATGGCTTTCTTCATCTTGTCGGTATTCGTTTGAGGAGAATACATTTATGAGAATTGCTCTTGACCGCGGCATTACAGATGTAAACGAGGATGCTATGACGTTGACCCAAGAGCAAAAGGATTTAATGACTGCCGATATAATATTTACCGCAGTGTTGTTAAGCCCTTCAAGTACAGCATCTCAATCTGCCTCTCATAATAACTTCCAGCGTACAGTTGGTTCAGAAACGGACATCTATCAGAGTAATAAAATCAGTTATGCTTTGGGTATATATAAGAGGTATAACGACCCGAATTACGAGGTTCTTATCTCTGCTCGCCCAAAGATTAAACTTTTGAAAATTATAGATGTGATATGATTTCATTCAGTGACATAGAAGAATTTCCTTTTTCGGGACGTATATATAGAATCATCGAAAGCTCTATGGGTGACGATGAAGAAGATACCGTCTATGAAGGAGTAATGGACGTGAATCTTTCTGTTGCTGAATCCGGTTCGACCGCTCAAACAAGCGACTACGTTGTTTCTATTCCTTTGATAAAAGGAGAGGACGGGAAGTACATCAATCCGGTACGTAATGAGGACTGGATAGAATGTGATGTTATGGGAGAGCAAATTAAGATGCAAGTTGATAACAGCATACCTTCGATGTTAGGTGCTATAACTATATATGCAAATAGAAAAGGTGGATGGCGATAAAAGTAAAAGTTGATTTGAGTGGTTTGAAAAGGGTTCGGCAAGAACTGTTTGACAGACTTGCTGGCGAGCAAACCCAGCGACTAATAGCCTATGCACCCGAATTGTTGAAGAAAGCATATTCTGAAAGCGGATTTACCGACCAGACTTACAACTTGGCTGATAGTTATATTTGGGCTGTGTTCTATCAAGGCAATTTGCAGGGGAGCGGCTACTTATATCCGTATCAGATGGCAACTAACAACTCAAAGTATCATGGCAAGCTGACAGATGGAAGAAAACTTGCTGACGAGTTCTTGGCAAACTATACTCCTGCCACTTATATAGGATGGGATTTGGTGCTGGCAGCAACAGTGCCTTATGCTCCTATATTGGAAGGAGGAAATGCCGGAAATCCAAGACGAAGGTTTGAGGTGTTATCAACCATATATGACGATATTAAGGAAGATTTTGCAGGGAAGGCAACTGTTAAAACAATAGGGATATGAGCGTTCCGTTTCAAGAAAAAGTAATTGGTGAAAGATTATATCAAGTAATCAATAGAGGTGTAGTGGGGACACCATCAAGAATATATGAATATCCTTGTAAACAAATCCCATGAGCGTGATTGATGCAAGGCGAATGCCGATATACCAATATGTTTATTCTCTCTTCATAGATAAGGTTACAAAGTACATCTATCCGATGGAAATGCCTACCAAGTTGGAGGAGGAGATAAATGCTGGCGGTTTCATGGTTATCCGTCTGGGAGAAATTAAGGATAAGAGCCAGTTCAACTTGAATGCTCTTGCGAGCGTTCGCGTGACAGTTGAGATGTATATTCCTCCCAAGACAAGAGGTCGGCTTGATACCACCTTGCTGGAAAAGTATGAAACAAGTATATCCGACATTGTAAATGCAGAAGTTGAGAAAGCCGGAGAAAAATACGACATCTCAACTGACGGTATATTGTCAACTGATGATATATATAATGAGAGCGACAATCTGTTCTTCATGTATATTAAATCATTTATAATCAATATAAAATAACTATTTAATAATTAGACGAGATGGCTACACAAGATTTGTTGACTTACAAATGTAAGTCTTTAGGCTATGCGGAAGTCGGGGCTGGTGCAGAAACTTCTTATACTCCTCTTATGGGTGTGTTGGAAGGTTTGTCTATCAGTCAAGAAGCCGCAAGTGAAAGTGCTATTAACGGTGAGTTCTATGATACTCCGCTTGATAGCGTGGGTACACTTGGTTCTTACAAGATTGAATTTGACTTGGTTAAGTACAAACCGGAAGAGATTGCCACTATGGAAGGCGGTAAGTTTACCGCTACTACTGGCTTGTACACAATGCCTTTTTCATTCACCAACGTTTACAAGCAGTTCAAGTTGGAGTTCTACAATGGTATTGACTACATTGTTATTTACAAAGGTAAGGTCACTACCAATTGGGATGGTACTGATTTGAAGACTGCCCCGTTGAAACTGCACATCGCTATCACTGCTTTAGTTGACAATGATGGCAAAACGGTTGAGATGAAGATGGCTGAACCTTCTGTTGAAGGCTAAGACCCATTATAAATCAAGAGAAAGGGCAGTGGCTTGTTTGCTGCTGTCCTTTTTTCTTTAATACACAAATGATAATGGAAGAAAAGGATTTAATTATACCGGACGAGCTAAAGAGGGAAATATCAGAGATTATGACTGACAATCCTACGCTTGTCAAGTTAGGAGATAAGCAGTATAAGGTGCATCGGTTGAGGGCATACTCATACCAGCGTATTTTCCAATTAGCGTTGAAATTACAAAAGGAAGAGGATATTAAGGATGATAAGAGCATGATGTACGCTCTATGTACAGACTTGGACGTAAGTTCCGAGATTGTAGCAATCATTCTTGTTAATCACCTCTTCTCACCAGATGATATAACCGATTATGCGAGTGCGATAGAAGTTATGAGCAGAAATGACAAACTGATAGCTTTTATGAAGGCTCGTATTCTCAACTCTGTATTTGAGCCTGCTCAATGGGCGGCAATCATTATTGAAGCAATAAACAGCATCGACTTATCACCGGTTTTTACGGTGCTCATATCGGGGAAGGCTCTTATGGTTTCGCAGACGAATATGAGGAAGACGGTGGCGGAACAATTAACATTATGGCGGCAAGCCAAATCGGAGATTTAGGTGATTTCATACGTAGCTTTCCGCAGTTTACGTATGACGATTATCTTTATAGATTGTCTATGGCGCAAGTTCTTTTCTTGACAGTAGACAGCACCCATATTAAGTATTTGCGTGGTAAAGACAAGGAAATATGGGAAAAGTTTTGGAAACGACGTAAAAGTGATAGAAGTGAGTTGCAAGCGCCTAAGCGTAGTGTGTTAGATACTATACCAAGAATCAATTGACATACTCCCATTGCTAAAGCAGATGGGTTTTCTTCTAAAATCAAGTAAAAAGTAGCAGAGATGGCAGACAATAAAGATGTAGTTATTAGTGCTTCAATGTCTGATAAGGACTTGTTATCAAGCATTGATGAAACTCTAAAGAAGACGGAAAAGCGTCTGGAAGATTTCACCAACAAGTTGGAAGGTAAGTTGGCGAGTGTGGAGGGCTTTGCCGACCAATTGGGTAAGAATATTGGTAAGGGCTTAGTTGATGGCTTTAACCAACAAATCCGTCCTTTGGAAACAAAGATTTCCGAGTTGGAAGCCAAGCTTAAAAGTTTGGGGGCAACTAATATTGCACAAGGTAATACTGCTGCCACGCAAGCTACTACTACGAATGTATCTGTAGACGTTAATTCCATGAACCAAGCCTTGCAAGTTGCCAATAATTTGCGAGAAGTATTTTCTAAAATACAAGGAAACACTACTCGTATTAAGAATAATATGGAGCAATTGGCTACTGTTAAAACTGATGTGCAAGAGGCAAGAATTAATGTTCACGTTGCTCAAAGGGAGAAGCTACTTCAAAGAGAAATATTGCTCCGGCAGCAGACTGCCAACTTAGCAGCAAGAATAGCAAGAGAAGAGGAGAAGAGTAGAATATCACAAGGAGGTCAAAGCTACGAAAAGGCTATGGCTATGGGCAATAAGTCAATTCAAGAAAGGACTGAAAAGCTAAAAGCCTTGCAGATTGTACAACGTAATCTCTCCACGGATGATGCAGAATATGCAATGAAGCTTCGTAATGTCAATAAAGCTATGGAGGACTTGAAAAAGCAAAATGCGGAAGCTTTATCCAGTGGTATTCAACTTCAAAAGGCAAATAACAGTTTAGCTGAATCATTTAAGAACTTAGGTAAAAGAGTTCTGTTCTATACTGGATTAGGAGCGTTAACTGGCTTTGTAAAAAGTCTTATGGACGTTAGAGGTCAGTATGAATTACTTGAACGTTCGATTGGTGCTGTACTTGGTGACTTTGAAAAAGGTTCTCAGATATTTCGGGAACAACAAGAATTAGCATTAAAATCTCCATTTACCGTATTGGATTTGGCTGGTGCTACGAAACAGCTTGCTGCCTATAATTTTGAAGCGGAAGAGCTTGTAGACGTTTCAAGACGTATGGCAGATATTAGTGCTGCTCTTGGTGTCCCTATGGAACGTCTGACCTACAACTTAGGACAGATTAGAGCACAGACTGTTCTTACAGCAAGGGATGCTCGTGACTTTGCTAATGCTGGTCTTTCTATAACTACAGAGCTTGCTAAGATGTACACTGAACAAGAAGAAAGAATTGTTTCAGTAGGTGATGTCATGGATAGAATGTCTAATAAGATGGTTTCCTTTACTGATGTAATGAAAGTTTTAAATCGTTATACAGATGAAGGCGGTATGTTCTATGACTTCCAAGCAAAGCAAGCTGAAACTTTAGCAGGACAGTTATCTAACTTAACCGATGCTTATGACTTCATGCTAAATGAGATTGGTAAGGAGAATCAAGGCATGTTAACCAGAAGCATATCTCTTGTAAGAAGTCTGTTTGAGAATTGGCGAAGTGTAGCTAATATATTGACAGTTGTTGCTACTGCTTTGGGTGTATATAAGACAGCTCAAATAGCAGTTGCTACTGTACAACTTGCTGCTAATATGAATTTACGCAAGTATTCAGAATATTTGGTAATAGCAAGAAAGGCATTGAGAGATAAGGCTGCTGCGACAAAGCTTGCAGAAGCTTCAACTCAAAACTTGAATAAAACTCTTCTTGCCGTTGCAAAGAATCCTTATGCGGTAATAATTGCTGGATTAGCTGCTTTGGGAGTTGCTATTTATCAAGCATACACAAATGCCACTAAGTTTAGGAAAGAACTGGAAAGCATTACTGCTGGCGGTCTTATAAATGCACAGCAAATGACTTCTGACTTTGACGCTTTAGTAAAGAAGTTAAATGAATCGGAAAAAGGAAGTAGAAATTTCAGCGATGCTTTGAAGGAGATAAACAATACTTATGGCTCATATCTCCCCAATATGTTGACTGAAATCAACTATGCTTCTGAACTTGCTAAAAATTACAATAAAGTTGTAGATGCTATTTATAATAAAGCAAAGTCACAAGCTCTTGAAAAGAGTTATCAAGTAATAACAGAAAAGTACTCTGAACAACAACAAGATGCTATTGCCAATATTATAGAGAAAATGACAGAAGGAGGTATCTCTAAAGTAAATGCACAAGAGATTACCCGAAACTTTGTTGCAAGTTTGGATAAAGGACTTTCCAAAGGTGAAACTTATATGGCAAGATTCTACTCTATCTCTAAGAAGTATCTTGGCGGTTCTACTGCTGAAATGGAAAAGCTTAATCCAGTTGTTCAGTCTTTATTTGGTTCATCCGGAAGCATTGACAAGTTAGGTAAGGCGATTACAGAGCAAAAGAAGGCTATTCAAGAAGTTCGTGAAGCCAGTGATATTATCAGCAATAGACCAACTTATTCCAGTGTAATAGAAGGTCAAGCAATAGATAATATCAATGAGAAATATAAGAAGCTGGAACAAAATCAGAAGAACGAGAAGCTAAGACTTATCGAACTTCAAGCTGCATATAAGAAACTTGGCAATACTTATATGTACGACCAGATAACCGAACAACTTCAAAAGTACAATGTAGAGTTAAAGGATTGGCAGAAGAATGTTAATTCTATTGTTCAGAAAGCTGGAGGTGGTGCTGGTGCAGGCTTTGCCATTAAGCAGGATGAAGATATTTGGAGTTATATTGACCGATTGAAAAAGGAATATAGGTCGCTTACTGCACAACAAGAAGAAATATCTAAAGGTCTTACTGCAAGTCCCGAAGAAAAAGAATATGTTGCCAATCGTTTGAAAGTTGCAAGACAAATTGCCTCTGCATTAAATCTTGACCTTAGCACTCAAAAAGAGATGAATAAGGCAAAGAAGGAGGAAATGGATTTATTGAAGCAACAGATTAAGTTGGTAGATGATATTCAAAAGAAGTTCTTGCAGCTTGTAAAAGACACTGGTAATATAACTTATGCTACCGAAAAGGTAAAGGATGCTTACCAAGACTTATTCGATAATGCGTTTAAGGGTATCAGTGTTGATATTAACGACTTGATTACCTTTGATAAAGGTAGTGCTCCAAAGTTTTATAATAAGATAGCTGAAACCCTCAAATCGCCAGAAGCTAAACAGTTGGTTGCCGGGAAGAAAGCACAGAGTGAGATTGAATATTCTATCTCTATAAATTCTGCAAGTGTTGCTTTGGCAAAACGCAAGATTGAGGGAATGTTCCAAGGCTACGAACTGGAATTGGATATTGAAGGCGCTGGGCAGTTCGGTTCACTGTTCGCTGGCTTGTTTGAATATGACCCAGTTTCACTTGAACAGTTGGAGGCTGATGTTAATGCTACATTGAATAGTTTGAGGGAAAAAGTTTCATCCTTCCAAAAGGAACAGCAGAAATTACAAGACTTAATCAATCAGAACCCTAACGACACAAGAGTTGACAGTTGGAAAAGTCCTCTTAATACTTTGGTTCAGAATGAGAGTGACGCTTCAAAAGCTATTGAAGATATTCAGAAAAGATTAAGCGACACTATCAAACAAGCCGCATTGGATGATTTCAAGAACTTCCAGTCTATTGCAGATAAGTACGCTGAAATGGAGGATAAGATAGCAGAGGTCGAAAGAAAACGTTTGGAAGACCAAGCTTCTATCTCCAATAGAGTTACTGATGCAACTTCTGATTTGGCAAAGCTGGAATTGCAGTTGTCTGTGACTGAAAGCCCCGATGTAAGAGCGGAGATAGAAAGTGAGATTGAAGAGATACAGAACTTTATAAACGAGAAAGCTCCAAAACTCTCTCTTGCTGTTGATACTGGTGCGGAACAAGAAAAGACTAAGATAGCTTTTGAGGAATGGAAGAATACCTCTAATGCTTGGGAGAAATCATTCCAAGACTTGAATGCAATTAGCACTGTGTCGTTAAACAATATGATTGACGAGATAGAGAGGTTTGCGGTAGCTAATAGAGCCAACATGCCAATTAATGAATACAAAGAGTTAATGGCACGTATTAAGGCTTTAAAGACGGAAGTAAATTCTCGTAATCCTTTTGCTTTACTTGCAGACCAAGTTGAGAATTTGAAGGATAACTTTAAAGGACTTGACGGTTCATTTGAAAGTACTGTTGAATATGTAAGTCAGTTGGGTATGTCTGTTAGTTCCATAGGAAACATCTTTGAGCAGATGGGATTTTCCGAGGGAGTTTCTGATACTATATCTACTATTGGTGAAGCTATACAAGGTGCTTCACAAGCTGCACAAGGAATTGCTCAAATAGCAGGAGGAGATATATTAGGTGGAACAATCAACACATTAGGAGGTATCTGGCAAGGAGTATCAGCCATATTCAATGCCGGAAACAAGAAAATCACAAGAGAAGTTGAAAAGAGCGAGAGAAGAGTTAAGCAATTAGAGAACGCTTATAAGAATCTTGAACGTGCTGTTGATAAGTCGATGGGTAAAGCTGAAATTTCAGCGCAGAAGGCAGCTATTGCAAATCAGAAGGCACAGCTTGCAGAAGTTCAACGTCAGCTTCAACTTGAAAAGAGCCGGAAGAAGAAAAACCGCGACCAAGACAAAATCATAGAATTAGAGGGTCAAGTTACCGACTTACAGAATGCCATTGATGATGCTACTACTAATATAGTAAACACTTTGCTCGGTACAGATGTAAAATCTGCCGCAGAAAGCTTTGCCGATTCTTGGATTTCAGCTTGGAAAGAAGGTGCTGATACAATGGAAAATTTAGAGGAGAGCTTCGATGATTTAATAACAAATATGATTGTCAAGTCGCTTGCTTCTACGATTGTCGGAGAACGGTTAAAGAGCATGTTTGCTATGGTTAAGAGATTTACCGAAGAAAACTCTGCTGGCGGTGTAGGTATCACTACCGAAGAAGCCAAACAGATAGCTGACTTAGGTAAAGAGTTAATTCCTTTGATAAACGAGGACTTAAAGAACTTGATGGGTCAGCTTGGTATAGAGTTCGGTAGTGGAGTGAAAGACGCAGCCCTTTCTTCCTTACAGAAAGGAATCTCTTCGGTGACCGAAGAAACTGCTGGGGCTATTGAAGCTTATTTAAATATGGTTAGTGGGCAAGTGTTCCAACAAACTACTATTCTGCAAGGTATATGGGATATGACTAATGTCAATGCAGGAACGATGTCGCAGATGTTACTTCAAATGAGAAGTAGTTATCAGATACTTCAAGCCATTCAAGTTTGGACGGTAAATATTTCTACTGCCGCAGGAAATGGTGTAAATGTTAGGATATTACCCGATTAATTAATATATTTGTAGTGAGGGAGATAGATAAAGGTCGCTCCTTTGTTGAAAGTGGTTACGGTGCACTTCTCCCTCACTATTATTAATACCGTATAAACATCGTAAATATGAAAGAAAATAATGATTTAGGAATATTGATTCCTATTAAAGAGAACAACGGACAAAAAGCGGTTAACGCACGTGATTTACATGCTTTTCTTGAAAGCAAGCAACAATTTGCTGATTGGATAAAAGGGAGAATCAGTAGATATGATTTTGAGGAAGGAAAAGATTTTGAAGTACTTTGCTTTGACTATCAAGGTAACTTATTGAATATCAGACATCATAATTTTATGAAGACTGATAATCAGCAAGTTAGTAAAATAGAATATGCACTGTCAATTGGAATGGCTAAGGAGTTGTCAATGCTTGAAAACAATGAACGAGGAAAGCAGGCAAGAAAGTATTTCATTACATGTTAGGAGAAGGCTGTTTCCGGTATCACATTGCCTAACTTCAATAATCCGGCAGAAGCCGCAAGAGCATGGGCTTTGGAGTATGAAGCAAAACAGCAGGCGTTACTTGAAGCTAAGGAGGCACAAGACAATGTTAAACGCTTGGTGCATGATTCTAAAACTTATACTGCTGGCGAGATTGCAAAGGAAGTTGGTTTGAGGTCTGCAATAGAACTTAACAATCGGTTAGCTAAGATGGAAGTTCAGTTTAAGCAAAACGGTACATGGCTATTATATGCCAAGTATGCCGACTTAGGTTACACTTCTGTTAAGCAAACTGTATTAGATAACGGACGCATTATTTATGATAGAAGGTGGACGGGTGCTGGACGTGATTTTATAGTTTCCTTATTTAAAGAAGAATGATGGAGCATAACTTACTATACTTTTACAAAAACTCTTTGTTACGGGACTTGTGTAGCGAGTACAATAAGGAGTGGAAAGCCTGCAAGGAGGATAGAGAGAAGCTAATGCAGCTTGCCTTGCAGCAACAGAGTATTCCATATATGGCAACTTCAATGTATGAAGGCTGGGGAATGTCCGTAGACTTTTTGAAAAGGGAGTTTGCTGACTATATAAATGGGAAGCACACTTTTAATAATGTTGATGGAGTGGATGGTTATACTTACTCTATGTGGGTAGATAATCACGATTATATAACCTTAAAAGAGGACGTTTCTCACTTCGTCCAATGTGATAGCCGCATATCGGTACAAGAAACTAAATGCCCAACTATATATATATCTAACAAGTCTAATGTTCACTTGGAATTAGACGGATTCAATGCCATACGTATCTATCTGTTTGATGAAAGTGTTTTGACTATTGACTATGTAGACGTACACAGTAATGTTGTAGTCTATATGTATTCTCCCAAATGTGAAGTGAAGGTTTTAGAGAATGATGGTAAAGTAAAAATGTTCACTAAAGACTTACGATTATGAAACAACCAAGAAACATATTATGCGATAAGAGCGCAGCTACAGTGTTCTATAAAGCAGAAGGTGAAAAGAATGTTCAAGAGCCATTGCCCGAAAAGATAATGAATCTGTTCTTATCTTCTTCTCCCTTAGTCCCAACTTTAGCACCATTTACAAAAGAAGACCCGGAATTTGTTGCATTGTTGGATAATGCTTATGAACACATAGCAAATCAAAAAGATTTTTTGACTTTTTCTTTGACGCATCCGAATAAATATTATAATGTTTATGTGTCTAAATCAATAGAGAAGGCAGAAGATGCACCAGAGGGAATACCGGATATGGAAAATGATTATTTAGTATTGAATATCTCATTAGGTGCTAATTATATAGATTTCTATATAACCAACGCAGGAGATGTGTATTATTTATCTTATACGCCATTCTGATTATGTTAGGAGCAAATATATATTTCGTAAAAGCTGGTATTGAAGACTATACCGACTTCACAGTTAAATGGAAAGGTCTTCGTATATTGAAGATGGACGGATTTCTTGCACAAGGAGAACCCAAGAATATCTATACGGCTTCTTGGATTAACAGCAACAAGGAAGATGTCTTCGTACCGGATAAAGTGTGCTACGAAAATCCCGATGTAGAGATTTCGTTTATCATAGATGATTTCCACGATAGTACGGTTGATGTCCGTGCGGTTCACAAGAACTTCATTAGTTATATGACGAGCCACCAAGTGACTATCAAATCTGAATATGCTGGTGCAGAAAGTAAGTTTGTATGTTTAGATTCTTATGAACCTACAACTATAATAGTTAATCGCCCTACTGGTAGGAACTATATTATGGGTACTTTGACTATGCACCGTATAGACGAGAATACCTATCTTTAACTAATAAAAAAGCACCTACTTCGCAGCAGATGCTTTAAAAATGAAAAAACACAAAGTCGAATAACCTATATAGTTAAGATACAATGTATTATGAAGAATGATATGAAAAAGAAAGTGAGAGTTGTTAACGGCTTCAATGCTGCTACGGGTAGCTCAAAGCCATGTTTTTTACCAAGTTCTCTTAGAACTAAATAGTTTATTTATGCCAATATCAAGTGGGAAAATCGTAGCACCCGTCAGTATTGATGATGTCCGCACAGCATTGGGTGTATCAAGTAATGACTTAGGTTATTTGTGCAAGAATACTCATGGCAAAACAAATATGTGGGCAAAGTATAAGCCCGTAATATACCCATCAGAAAATATCAATCTTACAAACTCAAATTGGTGGAAAAGCAGTAATGGGAATTGTGGCATTGATACAAGCGGTGCGCAGGCTGGTACTTATAAGGATATAGTAAGTAAAATGACTTCTGACGGAGCAAATGGATATAAGTATTCACCGCCACAAGGAGGAAGCAATGCACCTTTCCGGCTTCTTGACTTTGAAGGGTATATGCCGGAAGCAATGGCTCCAATTCACTCGTTTACAGTTCCAAAGCAAGTAGATAATCTAAGTGGCAGCACCTTTTTTGCCACAGTAGCTTATAATCCATCGTCTTCAATGGGAGGAAGTCTATCGTTAAGTGATATAGGTGGATTGGTATGGCAGGGCGTGGCTTATACATTAGGGGATATGTACTTTGGTGTATATATGGTTCAGAAAGGAGGAACAAGGTCGAAACGACTGACTGCTGATAGTCCGGGGACAATGCAAGTAAAAGTGCCTACAAATGGATTACCAGTAAACACATATAATGTCTATCCCTTCTTGTCTACTGTAAAGCTTGGCATACTGGACGCGGATAAGGATGCTGGCTATTTCACTTTGCCTAATACTAAGGTTGCCGAGATACAAGTAGTAAGTACCACATATAATATCATCATCAATGCTGGTATTGGAATGATTGCAACTACATTGACCGTGATTGTTCAAGTCAAGAACCCGACAAGTTCAAGCAAGACCTTTACTAATAATTGGCTGTGGGTTCGCTTCGCTAAACATGACTTGTTTGACCCACTGATGATTGGTGAAACAAAATTAGAGTTAGGAACATTCACTGTGGCTGCTGGTGAAACATACACAGTTATTAGAAAGAGATTTGATATAGAAGCAGACGAATCCTATAAGGTCTGGGTTACTCTTGATTCATCGAGATATACAGATTCCGTAGTGCCTCTACGACCAATAACGTAACAATAGAAAAGGGGAACTTTCACAAGCTCCCCCTAACCTCTAAATAAACTATGTAATATGGAACAAATACTATTCTCCGACAAGAACTTCCTGCAAGTCCATGATGGTACTTACATTGAAGTCGTTGGAAGCGATGTACTTTCCGAAAGCGTCCTCACTCAACTTGTCATAGGTGAGTTCGTTCTCCTTGTCGCCCTCTTCTTTCATCAGCTTCTCAATGGTATTGTTGAAGTTTTGGAAATATTCATTGAGTTCCTTGCGCTCCTCAAAAGAATATTCGACTTCCTTCCCTTGTGATTGCATTTCCTGCCAGTGTTGGGCTTTCTTCTGCATCTCTTCCATTTTATCGTCTTTCAGCTTCTCGTGTGTCAGCTTGACAAATTCCTCATAGCCTTCACTGATTGGCTTAATAGCACGTAATGCTTTAATAACTTTAAACTTGTCAGCATCCTCCATCTTAGTGAGTTTGCTATCGTTCATTGTCTTATAAACGCTTACAATTTTAGATGTTTTCATTATTATATTGTTTTTAAAATGTTTCTATAAAAAGCATCTATTTTCACAAACCGATGCTCAAAATGAATAACTTACAAAGTTTTAATAAATAAAGGCATGTTAATAGTATCTTTCCTTTTCCTCACTCCATACAAACTGATGGTCGCAATGCTTGCATTTAGAATTGACGCCACGAGGGAGGTCAATTTCTTTTCCGCAGTTGGGACATACAGCATTATAAGGAGGATAAACTTGGATAAAGTGTCGGTTAAACTTGGCAACTCCATCTTCTCCGGAATCTCCGAACTTATCCACATATATTTTGATGGCGTTGAGCAAGTCCTTTGCATCGGCTGCGTCAATGTCCTTGTATTTCTCTTTCAAGAACTTCGCCAATATCTTTCTTAGGTCTTCTGCGTTGAAGTCAATGTCTTCAAGCTGCAAGGCAGTATCTTTGATATTTCTATCATGCTCTGCCCTAAGAAACCTTATAGTTTCTTTAATGTCCGTCCGTTCAAGATAGTCTGTAACCTCCAAGCTACATCTTTCACGGAACTTAGGTATTTGTTCTTCGGTTTTCTTTTCGTACTCTTTCCCTCTGATAGTAACCATATAGGATTGTATCTCATTGATACCAATAGCCACCATCAACGAAAAAGAGAAGTCAAGAGGAGAGAGGTTATCTATCCCTCTTGATTTCATCAAGCTCTTTGTCTGCTCGTAATTAACCATTATTTCAACGCTTCTGCTTTGAGGTCTTCAATTACAGAATCAATAAGGTCACAAGCCTCTACTTCGATGTCCTTTGAGCCGTTGTAGCTTCTGTTGACTTGTCCCCCATCGGATTCAGAATAAGAGAAGTTGCCGTACTGTCCGGTAGTAGAGTTTACACTACCATTGAATGAATCAATCAATGATTGCGAATCGATTGTAGCGTCACCTTCCAATGTGATAGTGCCAGTTGTGTTAGACACATGATAGGAAAGTCGCTTGTTGGTAAAAGTTGTTCCAGCCATTTCGTTTTATATTTTAAGTTTAGACTTCACTACAAAAGTAGATAAAATCTGTGAAAGTTCCAAAAAACCTTCCTACTTTCACAAGCAAGAAGGGTATAAGAATATTAAAATCACTCTTAATGAAAAATTGAAAATCAATCTAAACTATCTTCACAGACGGTATTTTTAAGTAGTCAAATTCGACCACTTTAGAATTTTATTGTACAAAATATATCATCGGCAATTTCTTTGAACCTATTAGCTAAAGACTTTAATATCTTTTCTTTGATTATATCTGAATCTTCAAAAGGTTCTTTAAAGATTCTCTCTGTTTCTTCTAAATCTGCCAATATCTGGCGCAAAGCTTTATTTATTTCCTCTGCTCCGTCCTCTGACAGACTTTTGTGTGGGCAAGTCATGATTTTACCGACAAGAGATGATAGGTCTGCATCTACCTTACATTCAAATTGAGTAGCCTTTTGAGTAGTACCTTCTTTACCTTCAAGTTCGATACGCATCATAATGGCGTAGTTTGCAAGGTCAGTCAGCGTATCAGACACCGATTCATAATTAGGCTTCTCATTACTATTAAGCAATGACTTCAATCGGTTAAACTTATCTTCCATGCGAACAATGCCAGCTATATTGCCATGTTCTTTGATTGACTTGCCGAATGAATCGCCATAATCTTTGTTCTTGTTTTCGTAGAGCGTTGCCATTTCAGCAACTATCTCTTTAAATCTTTCTATCTTATTCATCTTTAAACTTATTTCGTTTAACTTGTTCTAAGCAATCATAAATATATCCGAGTAAATAGCAAAAGGGTTCTTGGTCTTGGGAATTAGCATACGAGCCTATTTCATCAAATAACGATATAGCTATATGTCCTGCATCGTGAGCCAAATCTTTGTTTGGTGCATTTGGCGTCATTAATGCGAGTATTCCAAGCATCTCTGTATCTTTGTATTGAACTCTTGGTGTAACTCTTATACTAAAAGGACTATCGCTATCATCCAATTCCCAATCTATTTCGTCACCATTGTATCTACAAAAAGCTTCTTTTAGTTCCTTCTCCGTCCATTTCTTAATTACCCATAATTTTCTTGGATAAGGAGTTAGATTAAATTCATGTATTTTCATGCTACCACCAAAATATTCCTCCCCAAATCGCGTAGAATATGATTAGGGAGAATGACCATAAAACGCTCATAAAGCCAGCTATAAAAGGATTTCCATAATCGCTAATTTTGTATAGCCAGTATATAAATGCCATGCCTATTACGACCGCAACAATGTTACTCCACGTTATCATTCTTCATTTCGTTTAAGGCTTCTCCTTCATCAACCTCTCTTTTAGGAATGGCAATTGATTGTTTAAATTCACCACCGTTATCCCTTATCAGAATCTCAATCTTGTTCATTGCCTCACGTTCGATGTTGCAGATTTGTTCCTTCAAATCTTTTACCTTTTCTTCATCAAGCGTTGTTTCAAGAGAAAGATAGCGGATAGTTTCGATATACTTCTGATAAAATTCGTTGCGAGAAATATCGGAAGGTGCTGGCATGAGCATGGTATTGCTTTTTGCCAAGTATGAGAAGTACATACACATTACATTGGTGACTTGCAATGTATCTCCTCCAACGGCAAAGGCTGGCTCGGAAAGCGTATAAATCCATCGCTCTGTATGCTGCAATACCTTAACAATCTCTTCCGGCATTTCGTCAGCATGTTCCATCAGTTGAGAGAAGCTGAAACCTTGTACATTCCCATTCTTGTCCTTAACTTCTCCGAACTGTTTGTTTGCTTCGATACACTCACAGAATGTTCTAAGCCACAGATAGGGATTGGAGTAACCGCCACTGGCTACATTGGTAAATACGTTTCTATGGAAGTTGGTAGACACAACAGAATAATCCTCGGTAACTGCAATAGAAATGCCTCTATCGTCCAGTCTGCAATACATGTGTCCTTTAGTCTTTGGCACGAATACATAGGAAGTACCTATGAGTTTTACAAGCTGTGCCTTGCTCATTTTACTAATATCCATCATATCATTTTTGGTTATTTATTTTTCTTTTTTTCGTCCTCGTAAACTAAATACAATTTAGCTTTGACAGCCTCGTCAGATTTCAGAGAGTGGGCGTTTCTTATTCTTTTACTTTTAAGGAATGCAAGAGCTTCTTCCCGGTTACTGATGAATGGGTATATCCACTCCGGCAATTTCTCCTCCTCAACTTTGACATCTTCCATGATAGCTTCTTGACGTTCTTCCAGCAATTCTTCCATTGCCATCATGTTAGCTTCGTCCAAGTCCATGCTTTCAATGTCAGCTTCCACAAAGTCGGGAACTGGATAGCATTCAAGAATTTCTGTAAATGTCGCCAAGCAGAAATCTTTAACGACTTTGACAGCTTCGTCCTTCTCTTTATTGTACCGACAAATTGCATAGTTTTCTGTTCCGTCAATCCGTCTTACAAGGCAAATTCCTTTGTTAAATTCGGAAACCTTGTCCCAAGTTTTTTTAGGGAGTGACGGAATTTGAAGCGTTGCGAGGCAATCGTCTAAATAGTTATTTTTATCCATTGATTTTCTTTTTTAAGATGAAGCAAAGATAGACTAAATTTTGGAAAGTTCCAAAAAATAAGGGAGAGAATTTAATCCCTCCCCACAAGAAAATTAGAAATGCAATTTGCCAGCTAAAGAATAGGTTTAAAATGCTGTTATATTATGAACCAAAAGTTTGTAGCACAAATGTAGCAATAAACTTTAGTTATTCAAAATATAAATCGGGATTTTCTACAGATTTTGTATCACCATTGCTCTTTGAAACTGGAGATATGTTGTTCAGAGAATACAGATTGATTGTCTGTATGTGGATATTGGTTAACTGAACCTTATCGCCATGTTTGGTTTCTTCCAGCTTGTTGTATATCTTCCCAGTAAGTTCAACTAAGTTGCCTACATTGAAGTTGTCGAGAATGTATCGTGTCATTGTTCCTTTTGCAAGGCATACATGATAATCTATCCTATCAGCTACCTTATAGCCTTTTTGGGTAGTAAAACCCTTTTCGCAAGTTTTGAGTTTCACCATTACCCCATAACTACCGACTTCTCTAATGTCAGTAATCCATCCTACAAGTATAGCCTTATTCATCTATATTAGACCATTCAGAAGTTTCCAACAGAGCTTCAATCATTTGATTGTCAAGAAGTGGATAGGGATAGACTATCGGTTCTCCTTCTTCTGATAATGGTTCAACTTGTGGTACAAGTTCATTATATATTTTCTCATGCAAAAGAGCTTTTGTTTCGTCTACATTCTTTCTTCTGACTTCCCAGTCTTTGTCGAACTGTTTTAAGTCCTCAATAGGTATTTCCAGCCATCTCATAATCAATTATATTTTAGTTTATAGTCATTAATTACTTTCTCAATTTGCAAAGGTGTGAGTTCGTCATAGAAACCAAATCTTTTTCATTCAGCAATAACCTAACGTAAGAGTATGAAAAGCGCAGACCATTGCCATACGCCTTCTTGGTTCACCACAAACCACAATACATTATGGGGAAGTCTGCGCCTAAATAGGTACAACTCACCCAATATGTATTGGTTCATAGCTCGTTATATTCCGAGGTGGTGATTCAGAAGGCGATTGAGCTATAATTTCATAAGAAGCATTAACTACTTAATGCGTTACAAATATACTATTTCACTTTGAATATACAAACTTAAAAAGTATATTTGCAAAGTAAACTTAAATATATTGTTATGGCTAAAACACGAAAAATTGGCAGAGATGCAGAAACTGGGCAATTTATCCCAATAGAAGAAGCCAAAAGGCGTAAAAAACTGCTATAGTAGAAACCATTAAAACACCTTCTACGATTAAGAAAAAGAAGTAGGAGATATTTTAAGGTAAATTTGTTTAGTTATATATTGGATAAGATAGGCATAAATTTCATCTGTTTTATATGACAATTTTATTCCAATTTTATCCAATATAAACATTACACAATGAAAAATTTCATGTTGCAAAATAGATAATTCATCTATAGTTTTAGGTATAATATCCATGTATAGTACAGTCTGATTATCATTTAGAAATAGACTTTTATATTTACCTTTTATATCTTTTTGTGAAAGATTTATACCGTATTTTTTCAAATTCATAATTAAGCCTTTTTTATTTCCAAAATGTACCATTATATGAAAAGGGTAAATTTGACAATCTATGATAAAATTCATAAAGCATTATTTAAAAACTATACTTTCTTTTTTTTAATATTTGTTTTAGGAATACTCATTCCCATAAGAAGTTTATTAAACTCCTTCTCTGAGGCTGTGACTTCTGCCTCCTTAATTGTTTCCTTTTCTTTTTTCTTTTTAGCCATGATAGTTTATAAATGTTAGACAAAAGTAATTAAATCTCTCAATATCACTAATGTTTCGGGTATTAAATCTGAAAACATATTCGTCAATATATCGCTGGAGGTGCTTTTTACTAACCGAGTAATAAGTTCCAAATATCATTCTTTTAAAGTGCGACCAAGCATTTTCAATACCATTTGTACTTACTTGTATGACTTCTCCCTTATCTGTTGTGTAGGTAGAGCCATAGTAATGTTTCTCATGGTCTACTGACCTTTGAATGTAATCATTGGTTATTCCTCCATAGTCCCAGCCGTCAGTATATATGACGCTTCCAAATTTAACATAGCCTTTTATCAGAGGGAGCAGTGTCCTTACTTTGGTATCGGGCACTACCTTTGCTACTAAATGACCGTTTCTTTCCAGCATTCCGAATACCGGAACTTTATCCTTGAAAGAACGACCTTGACATTTCTCAACTTTCTTATCCTTATGCCGATTTTTGTTCTTGCCTCCGACAAAGGTTTCGTCAATCTCAACTTCTCCTTTCAATTTATGTTCATTTTCAACTCCCATTGTATCCCTAATCTTTTGAAGCATTTTCCATGCTGATTTCTGAGTAATACCCAAATCTCTCGCCAACTGACAAGAAGAAACGCCACGTTTGTGCGATAGAAACAAGAACATTGCATAGAACCAATATCGTAGTGGTAACTTTGTGTTAGCAAATTTAGTTCCCGTTTTCACGTCAAAGTATCTACCAGTATTCTTGCATTTATACTTCCCATTGCGACACTTGTAGACTTTAGATGAAGGGTCAAACGGAGAAACCGGATTTCCACCCCATCTTTTGTCCTCATAGTATCTAATGCAACTCTCCTCGTCAGGAAATAACTTAGAGAATATTAATTGTTTATCTGTCTTTTTCATAGTCATACTATTAAATAAAGTACAATACAATCAATAAGTTCGTAACTATCCAAGAGAATGAAGCAATACTTATTAACATCTGCATTTCGCTTCATAAGACCAATCAATATGTAAAAGAACACTCATGCTTTTAAACATTATCTTTTAACAACTATATCATTTGGAGTTTAGAAGTTTTAATCATACTTTTGTAAAATCAAAACACATATAAACTATGATAACTCCCGAATTAAAAGATAAAGTATTGAACAATCTGCTTAGTCATAATGATGTAACTTATACTTTTAACATTATACAATTAGCCAATGAGCTAAATTGCTCCAGTGATACAATAAAGAGCTATTTTAGACTATTTTAATCGTTTAAATCTTATAAGTGCTACAAATTATACTATTGGGGGAGATGTTATAATTTCTCTCAACGTAGAAGCAAGCGATATGGCTCTCCGAGGAGGGTTTGTAGCCCAAGAGGAGCTTATAAAAAAGAATTTTGAAAAGCTTTTGCTTGAACTTGATTCTTTGAAATCTAAGTTTCCTAAAAATATTGAAACTATTACCAGTATTATTGGGAATATCAGTAATGCTTTGCAGTTGACCCGTTGGTTTGGATAGTTCAATTTTTGCAATTATACTTTCTAATTGTTCTAAGATTGAATTGCTTCCTATTACTGATTCTTCTGATATAATTCTTTCTCCATCAATATAAAGAATTCTATATGATACTTCATTTTCTTTCATAATCGTTATTTTTATTAGTTATTACTTTTAGTTATCAGTTTTAGACAAGTGTCACTTTGTATATAAGTGCCTTAGTCTATTAGTTCAAATTCATAAGCAAATGTATAAAGATTATTGTTCCATGTGCCACGACCAGATATTTTATCTATGAGGGCGGCAAAGGCTTCACGTGGAGTATCAAATCCATCGTCTTTGTTTCCCTCAAATTCATAAAATATAGATGGCGGAAACTCATCATCACCCGAATCTTCATATATCCCTTCTTTCAAGCAATCTTCATCGCTAATGTCCTGTAAGCGTTCAACCTTACAATCTGTAAATTCAATATGGCGGGGCATTAGGTCGGCTTTCACAAACATTTTATTAGTCCAACCGGGATGTAATTTCAGTTCAGGCAATATAGAATCCAAGTATTCTAAGTAAGCTGCATTTTTCCCTTTTCTATGAAATCGGTCAACATCCATATAACTTTGCGCAATGGCAACAACTTCTCCGATTTTGTACTTAGGAAGTATTTCTCCTCCATCAAACTCCCGTCCGTCCGCATCATACATACAAGGATAATCAACTATCTTTTTGTCAGATTGACGGATATGTACATTGAATCCGGCTACCCATTCACCCCTAAAGGTTCTTGGGCATTTGATTATACGTCTCGTCATAGTCTTTCGACCATCCAATACGGCTTGTGTTAAGCCATAGTCATCATTGAACATTATCTTCTTCATTATTCAGCAAATTAGGATTATCAAAAATATTACCTACAACTTCTTCTATTACATCACAGTGGCAAAATGGAATTAATTCGCCATTCACCTCTCCGATATACCCAAAACATCCATCCTTTATTCCGACCTTGTTGTATATCATACAACCATCGTCTTCGCTCATAAGTAATATGTCGCCTTCATAGATTTCTTTTCCATTCTTGTCAAATAGTCCAGTGAACTGCCCAACGGTTTCAGCCAATACGTCGTAGCAGCGTCCGTCTTCTTGGGAATATATTTGTGCTTTATCCGTAAGGATAAATCCGTTTTTATCCCTTCCGGCAGTATAGAAGAAAGAGAGATATCCATATCTCCATTCTCCCGTATCAATGTCCTTTCCTCTAAATTTTATTTTTCTTACCATAACATTATACTTTAACAATTTCAAATTCATCGGCATGTTCTTTACCAATCCATTCTCGTTTTTGCTTTTCAGTAGCGGTTTCGTAAATCGCTCCACGCTTAGATAAATGCCTTTTTCTAAAGATACTTTCTTCCCCTAATTCATAATATTCATTTCTTGACGGATAACGACCTTTTGCCCTACACCAAAACAAGCCAGTTTCTTTATGTCTAAACTTCACTGCCATCTTTTATTTTTTAAGTCTTGCTACAAAGTCCTCCAAGTACATAGTCTGATTGATACCGTGTACTTCGTTAAATACATCTACTATCATTTCCTTTGCCGCTTCAATAGCCTTTTTTTCGGTTACTTCAACTGCCAGTTTGCAGTCTTGAACAGTACTAATATGTTCCTTTTCAACCACTCTAAAAGATACACTCTCTTCATCTTTCCTCTGATGCGGTAAACAGTATATATTATCACATTCTTTCTGATAAAAGAAACATTTTCCACAAGGGAAATCAAGCACATTTACCACTTCTAAGGTTACTCCTTCATATTCAAATCTTTCACCTATTTTTTTATCTTCAAACATGTCATTTAGTTTTTAGTTCTTCACTCAACAACAAAGTATCTATTTTGGAATAAAGTCCTTTGTCTTTAAATTTACGTATTCTCTTAAAAAGATTACCAGTCAGACAGAATCGGTATGACTTACCTACAATATTTGGTATTTCTTCACGTTTAACCCGATTATCTTCACACATTGAGGCAAGCATATCGACCTGCTGTCTGGTGGCTACACAAGTACCCGACTTGTTTTTATCTATGGTAGTAACTACAAATTCTTCCAACCCTACTTCCTTTGCAGCCGGGAGAAGTCTTTTTAGATACTTCCTGCACATCTTCTGTAGCATAGGCTATTCATCTGACGGTTTATAATCCCAGCCATTCAATTCATAGCATCGCTTGCGGACAACTTCTCTATCCCAATGCTCAAATATCTTAGTCCCTCCCATGCCGTCCTTTTCTCGCTCATATAAAGCCCACTCTCTTCCTCTTGGCTCATAGTAATACTTTGGTTGACTATTTACCAAGTCCTTGTATTCTTGCTCCGTCATATCAATAGTCAAATTTAGTCATTAGAAGAGCTTCGGATAGAGATAACTCTTTGTCGGAAAATGTAATCTTAATTCCCTTGCTGTCATCTTTAGGAAAATGAAATCTTATGCCTTTCCTTGCATTCAAAGCATCGGCTATCAATTCAATGTTAAGTGGGTCAATAAGTACCTTTTCCGCAAATCCCGGTTTGAATTGACTTATAACTTCGTTATAATTGGGATATTTACTATCTATATTTGCGAACCTATACTTTATATCCCAATCGTCATATATAGCGTGGAAACCATCTTCTTCAATCTCAATGATATTATGCTTGATAATTTCCTTAAAATTCTTTGCACTAATTAGTTTACCGTCCAGTAATTCCTTCTCTTCTTCTCTAAAGTTACAAATCTCATTTAGGCAAGCTTTAATTAATATCATTCCGTTGGAGGCAATTGCATATCCATCTTTGAAATATATGCAATTCATTACTGGTCTAAGAAGGTTATTTTCACAAGCTAAATGCAGCTTTATCCCCTTGTTGAAATTGTGTCTAATCTTCTTCATATCATTTGGTCTTTTAGTATTATAGCATCTACTTTGGAGTAGACACCTTTGTCTTTAAATTTACGTATTCTTTTAAAAATCTTTTGTTCGTTGCACTTCCGGTATGATAGACCGAGTAAGTCGGGAATTTCCTCCCTTTTTATTCTATCATCCCCACATAGAGAAGCCAGCATATTGACTTGTTCTACTGTGGCTGTGCATCGTCCATTTTCGTTTTCGGCAATAGTCTTTTCGACAAATTCATCAAGACCGATATCTCTCGCTTTCCGGTACAACTTTTTCAGATACTTTCTGCAAAGCTACTGTAGTTTGTTATGGCAACTCATAATAGTTTCTTTATAATATCTCCATTATATGATTCTTTAGTTAATTCTATAAATTCATATATTGTAAATGAATCTTTTTCAATATCTATACCTTTATTGATACAGAATGACAACCTTCCTTGCTTGCACGAACCGGTTAGCACATGATGCCAATAAAATAATTCTTTAGCCGATACCTTTTTAGTAAAGTCTGGAAAATGCTTTTTAAAAGCTTCTATCCTTTCCTCCTCGGTTGAATCGTCATACAATTTTTCTTGAAGCGAAGCAAACGCATCGTGCAATGTTTCTCCATGAGCGAATTTCCCATTCTCTTTTGCAACAAATGTTTTAGTCAATGTAAAGTCATCGTTCAGTATATATCCTTTAGCTACATTGTCATGAATATGGTTGATAATTGTAGGAATATCATCAATGATATATACTTTGTCGCCATTGAATGTTTTAATTCCATCGCCATAGCCAGAGCCATAGCCAGAGCCATCGCCATCGCCAGAGCCAGAGCCATCGCCATAGCCAGAGCCATAGCCAGAGCCAGAGCCATAGCCAGAGCCATAGCCAGAGCCATCGCCATAGCCATCGCCATAGCCAGAGCCATCGCCAGAGCCATCGCCATAGCCAGAGCCATAGCCAGAGCCAGAGCTAAGAAATAGCTTTATCTGTTCTTCCATACGTCTACCTCCTCAATGGATTTGACTGCCTCTTCCGTACAAGGAATAATCTCGATTACTCCAAGTATTGTGATAGTGGGTACGACTAAGGTAAACTTACATTCGCTTGGTCTTTTTGTCCCTTCGACCGCAAGCTGTGAAATGGATGCAGCTCCGTACCAGCACCACAATCTGCGGCAGTCTGTCAATACAACTTCACTGCCATTCTTTTCTTTCAGTGTTCCGAAGAATACTCCTGCTCTGTCTGCTCTAATAATTACTTTTTTACCAATAAAATTGCTCATATCATTATAATTGGGTTTTATAAAGCCCGCCCAAGGCTATAGTACATATTATTTGTGGGGCAGCAACCTAATGCTGTCCCGATTTAATGTTTCTAAAGAATTGCTGAATGCCTAAGAATAGGATAACGAGAATGACTGCTATGTTAGTGTAGCAGATAGTCAGAAACGCGGAATTCGATGTGAATAAGACATCATTGAAGTTTCTTTGGACGCAAAGAATTAAAAGGTAAACAATGCCAATTTGATGCCTCCAACAAAATCTTAATGAAATACTAAGAATGAGTAAGAATAGAGAAGTAATGAATGAGATTTGAATATACTCTGCAATGGTAAATGATATAGGAGTATAAAGATAGTAATATCCATCTGTACCCTCATACACAAACACAATCAGTAATAATACTGTTGTGGCAATCTTAGTTACTTGAACTAATACTTTTCTTAATATAGGATATAAACTATTCATTACTTTCTCTAAACTTAATATTTCCAACTGGTGTTTCATTATGACGTGGTTCAATAATAACATCTGGGTTCTCTAAAGTCGGAGATGCTTTAACCGTATCTTTTTGAAATTTAACTTTAACACGTATATCACCAACATTAGTATCATCTCTACGAGGAGTTCTACGTATCTTAGGATTTGTGATAACTGGCATCTTTCTCTTCGTAGTGTCAGACGGAATACTATCGTTCTTCGTCTTCACATTCACTTTTATCTTCACCATCTTCTACTTTTATTAAGTGACCTTTTTTATTTCCATAGGCAAAGTGACGGGCTTCGACTTTATTCTTAGCTATCATATAATAGACAGCCGAAGTAGTCTTGCCAATTCTCCTTGCGTATTCTTTTACACTTATCCACCTCTCCATAATGGTTCTTACTTTTGTCCCGTACTACCATATCCGTTAGCACCTCTGTCGGTATCAGAAAGCTCTTCCACTTCTTCCCATTCGATTGGCAAGGTAATACCTATCTTAGCTTGGATTATTCTATCTCCTACCTCGTACTTTGGCATGGAGGGCATAACATGATAAAATACAGCTGACATCTCACCACGGTAAAGTTCATCAATAGTTCCCTCACAGTTGGATAAGACCATACCAGTTTTCCATACGCTGCTTCTCGGTCTAAGGTCAAGCGACAAATGAAAAGGGCACTTGGATAAATCTATATCCGTGTTCAATCCCATATCTATAGTAGAACCTTTCAATATAGTTTCCCAATCTCTTTCCATTTCTATCGCAATGCCTAATCCATACTTATAAACGTTAGGTGCAATTTCCTCGCATGAAGTAGCGCATAAGTCCCAGCAAAAGTCAGATGGGTATTTCTTGAATGGTGAAGGAACTGATTTATCCAGCTTCTTAAATTTTATCTTCATTGTAAATTTGGTTTTGATTACAGTGACAAAAGTAGCTGAAATTTTGGAAAGTTCCAAAAAAAAGAGGTCGTAATTGTGTTAAAAGAAAGAGAGAAAGTACGATTGTTACTCCCTCCCTTTCGACTTAAAATAAACGAGATTACAAACTACAAGTTCACAATATCCACATAGTTAGATTCAACAACTCGTTCGATTCTCCAATCAGCCATTGAAGCGGACATAGCTTCTTTGACAGTGTTTGTTGCCTCTTCTGTTGTATCAGCTTCAACAATCAACATGCAAGGTGTCTTCTTCTCGTCACCATCGTCATTCAGAGTAATGTAGTTGAGCTTTACCATAAACAGCTTCTTGTCCTCCTTGTCCTTATCTCCCAAAAATTCTTGGAAGTTCGTCCGTCCAACTGCAAGAACTGAAAACTCTTCTGCTTGGTAGATAGACAGTTCTTCATTCATCAGCTTTTCGCATTCCGTGCAACTCATAGCGTTTACAAGATACTTTTCTGTTACTCTCTTTTGCTTGCCTCTTTCGTTGATTTTAACGTAAGAAACTTTTGCTTCCATTAATTGTACTAACATGATTAATTCTTTTAATTGATTAAAAACTAAAGTTATTTATTCCTACCCACCCGACTACTCTGAATCGGCAGATAGTGCTTATTATTTTGCTACTATATTCCGGTGAATACATGAACCAATTACCTAATAGATATTCCCCGTGAAAAATCATATTATTTTCGCAGAGGAATAGAACTTCTTCGCCTTCTTTCGGTAAATACTGCTCTATTTTCGTAAATTCGATTTTATTTTCCATTTTAAAAGGGTAATTCCTGCAATTCGTTACCAAACGGTAATTGATTGCTCATATTGTCATATATGTCTTGTAAGTCAGAAACATCAGATTCGGGTGTCGGTTCAAATGTCAATTGTGCTGGTTGCTCCTGCCAGCCATAGACAATGTTCTCTGATATTTCGTTCTTTAGCCTACGGGATTCGACTTCAAAGTACATGCCTACCAATAAGTCTATCACTCCCATACTTCGGTTCTTGCAGACTTCAATTACAGAGTTATACTTTAGATATGGGATAACTTTGTCCTTACCGAAAAACTCCCCTGCCCTCTGCTCAAAGTCTTTTCCTATTCGATGTATAATGAATACAGAATCAGCTAAGTTAGTTAAATCTGCTGTGCCAGATATGCTTTCTTTTCGTAGGAATATACCTTCTTTTCTTGGATGGCATACTAACAGCACATGCACATTCTTAGCTTTAGCATATTCTTTTAAGTCATTGATGAACTTAGTTTGCTGGGTATATTTATCACCTTCATAGTTGTCAATCTGCAATGCCATCAAGTTATCAAGAACAATAAGCTGTACACCTTCTTTGTCTACAAGCTCTTTTACATCAGCAAACAGTTGTTGCCATTTACTTCCATAATTATTGTTATAAAGGAATAGTTTGCCTTCTAACCAATTACTTATCTGATTGGAAATATTTTTAGGAGCATAGTAGTAGTTTTCAAAGCCCTCCCTTTTGCATACATAATTTTTACCAGCAGCGATTTGATTTATCCAGCTTTGAAATCTAAAGTCTTGCAATTCTCCCGACCATATTCCTACTTTATATCCTCTTTGTATAGCATTCAGAGCAACACAATCTATCCAACTACTTTTTCCCGCACCAGAGCCGCCAGACAATACAGTTACATCTCCAAGCAACAGTCCAATGATTTTTTTGTCAAGTTCTTTATATCCCGTAGGAATTGAAGCCATCTTACTCATATCCACATACTGAACATCAGTCATAGCCAGCCACTTCTTTCCTTTAGCAGAATCCTCCTTCTTTGGTACAAAAGGTTCTTTCTTTTGGGAAGAGTAGTATTGCATCTTATGCTCGTGCCTTTGGTATTCCTTGTGGTCGTAAGCATCTGGTTCAAATTTCAATCTAAAGTCTTTCCATGTATATTGAGAACAACTTGAATGCAGACATTTAAAGCCAAGCCCTCCATTAGACATCTCAAAGATTGCTGAATCCGGAGCGCGGTGTGAACTATTGAATGGGCATTCGTCAAGTATGTACTTTGTAAATGATGATGTCCTTACAATGTTTCTCACTGCAATGTGGTGTTTGTTCAGAAATGCTTCTAAGTCAAACTTCTCATTGCTGTAGTAATTGCTTTTGCTCGGTTGTTCCGGTTTCGGGAGCATGGCAGCAACTTTGGCAAAGTATTCGTTTGGAGTTATTTTAATTTCATCTGGTATTCTTAGTATCTTACTTTCCCTTTGAGGACGCTTCTTGGTATTACTTCCCTTTCGACTAAATGTACCATAAAGTTTGCATACCCGGCTTGCATTATGTGTAGTACAATCTATTTCTACATTCGGATTAGAGAATAGCATATCAAGAACTTGCAGGAACTCTTTACAGATTGTAGTATTCTCATTGCTATTCTTCATGGCTATTTTGTACAGCAGATGAAAGCCATTTCCACTATCGCATACTACTGGTTTTTCAAAGCCTTCATCCCGTAGGAACTTGAATACATTGTTGACTACTTCTTTCGCCATCTCCTTTTCTTCATCAGTTGAGTTTGTGTCTGATGGCTTCTTAGTGTCTATGTCTATCAATATCCAATCTCTTCCAACAATATCATTGTCAGAAGTAGTTGACTTAGGTTTAGTGACAATCCTATCATGCTGCTCTCTGTCATAACATGCTGGATTGATGGCATTCAATGTGAAGTAGATGTTACAGTTGTCATACTTCCTAATTTCGTTGAGCAGGGTGTTTACATCAGTAAAGTAGCCGGAATAAGTTCGTTTATAAGTATTGTCTACTATACGAACTTCGACCAATTCTTCACCCGATTTAAAGGTGTCATACCATTGTCTAATAGTTATTTCATTCATGGTAGTTCCTCCCTTAGTTTATCCAATAGTTCTTGTGCGCAGGCTTTTGCATAATCAATACTATCAGTACAAATATCGCTTGCTACGAATGTTTTTATCGTAATCCATCCGCACCACCAAGTATTCATTTGTACATCAAAGATGTTCTTATAAATGCCATAGTTTTCAATTCTATATTTTCTCATGCTGTTATTGTTTAAAGTGTTCAATCAGTTCGTCCACGGAGGCTTTATGCCACTTATCAAATAGTATTTCCGGTTTGTCTTGGTAGTGCATTCCTACTTTCAGATATTGGCATAAGAACCAATCTTCCCCATCCGTGAACCATTGGCTATCGTCTGTATCATATCTCAATGCAGCAATGGCAAGAAACAAGAACTCATTAGCTCCACAATCGACCCTTCCTTTCTTGGTGACAGTATCTACATTATATATCACCCCATATAAATTCCCATAGAATGTAATGATTGCTCTTCCTTCTTCAATACTTTTATGACTTCCCTTGCCATCATAATTATGTGCATCTAAAGTTGTATCACCAGAATTAAGTAGTTTATATCTCAACTCTTCCAGCTTCTTTCTAAGCTCTGGCGTATTCTTTCGTATAAAGCACGGTGTTGTAAATCCCATAGTTATTCTCCTTTCAGTTTCTTTATTAGTGCGTCAGCAAGTTCTACAGACCATGATACTACATCTGGATATAGTATGCCGCACTCAGTTATACCCTTTTTATGCTGTAGTTTAACAAACTCTGTAGAATAATCTTTCGCCAGTTCGTAGCGTCGCTTTTCCCAATCAATGGCTGAATTTCCAAGATTTTAAAAATCAAGTTCACACTCTCTGAAAACCTTATTATCACATACATATAGGTTATCTCCGTTATATAGCGCATTGATATTTATTCTCGGAATTACATCTATTAAAACTCCGGTTTCTTTTATTCTTGCTTTCATACCTTATTGTATTTTTCGTCACATTCTTCACAATGTAGTTTATAGGCGTATGCCAATGCTTTTAGGGTAATGGGTTCAATGGTGAAATCGTACTGATTATCTCCATATACGATAGATACAGCTAAATCCCTATCTACAAAATTAATGTATGCTATTGCATCATTATCTCCTCTTATTTGAATCGTTTGGGTTTCCATATCAATATTTCTTTTTAAGTTTTAGAGATAACATTACTCTATCCCATAAAACTAAATAGCTATCCCAATAATCCCCAAAGTTGAAATAGTACCAACTCATTTGTATATACCATATTGGCAGATAGACTATGAATATAGCGAGCCATAAAGGAGTTAACAGAAATCGAAGTATTAGTCTTATTTTACTCATATATCAATAATTTTTAGAAGTTACACCTAAACATAACACTTTGTCTGACACTCCGATATCATCAAATTCTAAAGTAAGATATTCAGTGTCGTAAGGATAAGGGTATCTGCATCCCTTCAATTCTTCGTCAGACAGTTTGCGCCTAACTCGCATTTCGATTTCGTAATCATCGGAAATATTTTCAATAATTTTTCTAAGTTGTCCTACATTTTTTATTTCCATATCAATCTCCTTTCTCTTTCATTCGTTATTTTCTATAACAAGCCAATCATCTACTGCCATTAATTCTGGGTCTTCTCCAAACCTAATAATATCATCTTTATCTGCCATATAACCCAAAGGGCATGTTGAAGCAAGGCATTTTCCTTGGAATTTAATTCCAAAAACTTCACGATTCTTATTCAAAATAAATCTTGCCTTTTTCAAAAACTTCTTGGCAAGCCTACGGTTGCATTTAATGTTTCTTTTAGTAAGTCTTATTGCCACAATTCTATAAGCTTTATGCCAGTCAATTATATCTCCGTTATAAATATATTCTCCATCGTCACAATCCTTATGATTGCATCCATAACCACCATTTACTGATGTATCAGATGTAAAAAAGCCGCAACGTGAACATAGATTATCAATGTGAATTAGTTCTTCCATAAAATTTCTATTTTAATCGTTGTAACACATCTTTGTTCGCTTCGAGGATTTGGTCGAAGGATGGGATAAACATCCAGAAAAGAACGCTCCCATCATATGCTATTAAACTTTTATTCGTATAAAACTTACCTCCACAGTAAAACAAAATTCGATATTTATAGTCCTTACCTGCCACAAGCACCCAACACGAATATTCCGGTAAACGTTCTTCCACGCTTATCCACGGTGACTGCTTTGACAGCCATTCGACACCGGACTTAAAATCAACAATGCAGTACGGTTCACAATGATGTTGCCTATTTCTTTGGTCATTGGAATATTCCCTTGCTGCTGCTTCTACTGTCTGTTTCATAACTTATTCGGATTTGTTTTACAATAATGTTGATTCTCATTCATTTTTAAAATATCGTTCAAATGTTCGTCTAAAAGCAGATGCTTATTACTAAAATTACCCGACATTATACGAGGCTCAATATTTTCATCTCTCATAAATTTCTGTATTTCGTATATATGAAAAAGCAAACCTTCACAATCTACTGCGTAGTATTCAATACCATCGTAGATACCGTATTTCTTTTTAAATTTCTCGTCCATAATTATTCAATTCTATAAGTTTCTAACATACATTGTTCACATTGATGAAAAAAATCATTTTCTTTCAACTTTAAAGCAATTTCATAAGCTATATCATATGCCAGTTCGTCTAAATCCTCGTCCAAGTAATATGTCTCGTCTTGCAGGCAGGCAAAATCTTCATCTTGTTCAATTTGTTTTTTGAAGTAATCAAATCCCACTTTTTCATCTTCAAAGAAATCAGTCCATATCCAACTATCTTTGCTAATGTTGTCAAATTGACGTTTGAGGGATTGATATGCTAATTTTAAAAGTTCTTCATTCATAGTTATTCCCTCTTATTTAAATAAATCAAGTTGTGTATGTTTTTGAACTTTCCCAAGTATGAAGTCGCAAATGAAATTCCTTGCGTAGTCCGGTGAAATCATTGACCGTTCTTCGGAACAAATTCCTGCTTTCTTTCCCTTTTTACTTTTCATTATTGTTTTAGTTTGTATTGGCTTCTGATAACTTCTTCCATTTGTTGGTTTACAGTTTACAAACCAATAAGCTGTTGGTTTTTTAAAATAGTCACCTCTTTTTGTTCTATCTTTGTCAATAAAAGTATAAGGTATGAAATTAGCTGGAAATAAAAGATAATGCGGCTGTGTAGCAGGATTTTCGACTATCAATCTTAAACCTTTCAAATCACAAACGGCAAACAATTTATATAATAGAATATAGAATTTATTTCTATTATTTATCCTTTCTAATACTATACTATATTGCTCTTTTTTATCTTTACAATAAAGATTATTACATGCCATTTGATAGTAATTGGCTTGCATAGCTTCAAAATAAATGCAGGGGAAGAAAGCTATAATTAAATCATCTTTCGTGATATTATTAAATATGCTTTCCTCTTCATCATATGCTTTTTCAATCTCTACAAACAAGTCTATCTGATAGTCAGTCTTTCCGAATGAATTTTGTATATCATAATCGAAAGATTCATATCCAAGTTTTCTAAACTCGTCACGGAATGTTGCGCTTTGTTCAAAGAAGCAATGTACTTTCCCTTTTATTTCCATATCATTTATCTTTTATATTTACCTCTATTGATATTTTATCAACTATTTCTTTCTTAAGAATATCTCTACATATAGGTGCTATAAAACCATAACCTCCATGTGTTTTACGGTTCTTGTTTCTCTTCCTGCGTTTCGCAATCTGCTTGTTTGTGCACCTATCATCTTTTGGGCGATATTTTCTCATTTTGGGTGCATCACACGGTTCTAAAGGAGAAATATCACTATATGGATTATAAATTTCATAATAGGTATTATCGTTCCAAGAAATTTCGTCCTGCATATTTTACCCCTCTTTCTTTTTAAGACTTATATCAATTGACAACCTATCGGCAATTTCTTCCTTAATTATCTCCCTGCACAAATTCCTTATCATAGAGTAATCACCATGTCTTTGTATCTCGTTGGAAACCATACAACGAACCCACCTCTCTATATCAACGTCGTTTCCATATGTGTTTTGAAAGATACGTTTAACCTCCTCTTTCACAATTGGAACCATAATTTCCTTTATATCCTCTTTAGTCAACTTTAGTTCGTTGTGGATATAGTTCTTTACTTCTCTGTATCTATATTTACCCATAATCAACCTCCATTATTCATAAATCTATTCATCCAGTCTATAGCCTCTTCTATTGATTCAACGTATCTGTATTCTCTTGTTGCACAACGTTGCATATATTCAAAACATATTCTTCCGTAATCGTCAAAATAGATGTTATACGCTCCGTAGTCATTTGCTCCAGTACATGGAATCCCAATCTCCAAAGCTTTTTGAACGTCTTCTGCATTGCAAGACATATAAGCATGAACTACATCACTACAATATACTCCTTCTAATCCTCTTAATTCTACTATTCGTTCCATATCATTACTTGTTTGTTTCTAAATATCCGTTCTCAATCACCCAGCACAGCATTTGATAGGCTGCACTCATAATATCCGGACTATACTGCGTACTTATAATGGTACGGGTATAGGAATCCATATACACGAAATACCACAAGTCGGCAGCCTTATATATATGCAGCATACATATATTGATGGAAGGTGGTAACTTCTGCATAATGTCCTGCAAAGTATAAGTAGGATATTCATGCTTCATATTAGGCTGACTTACAAAAAGGGAAGGTTCTTTTTCTACTTCATCCGTCCCATTAATGATAGAATCTGCTGTAGGTAAAAACTGATAGTGCATACTTGCATCACTTGTATTCAATCCAAGTTCCTGCAAATGCTGCATCTGAGCTATGCTTAATACTTGATTCTTCATATCAAAAAGTCATTTTTTCAAGTTTTTCAATCTGTTTGCGTAAAGATGCAATCTTTCTTTTCTTCATTTCCTCTGCTTTCTTTATGGCTTCGGATTTATCAAGAAAAGCATCTTTGCCTATGTAGAGGAAAGTGTGAAAATTGTACTTAATATAACTGTAATCATAATCTCTTACTTCATAAATCTCTCTTTCTATTTCCTCTATTCCGCGAGAAATAGCATACTTAGTAACATATACTTTTGCCATTATTTACCCTCCTTAATTCTTTGATATTCTTCTTTGGGAGAAAATGCTTCTCCGTTCTTCTCGGCTTTCAATGTCTCAAATCCAACCCTTACCAATTTAATAACTTCTTCAATCGGCAATTCATTATAAAACTCGTCTACTGTCTTCCCATCAATATAACGAACTCCGTCTATCACTTCACATTCGTATTCCTTGTTTCCAAGTGTCAACTTACCTTTATACTTTTCCATATTTTATTCCTCCACTTTTTCAAAGTAAACAAAGTTTTTATCTTTCCTTTCATGAGCGGTACATTTAGGACCGCCATATGTTATATTACCCTTTTTGCCGAAGAAACACCTTCTACAATCTCCCCAAGACGACATCTTTCTAACTATTAATTTGACACCATTATACTCAAATACTTCTCCGATTTTCCTTTCCCCTTCCATAATCTTATATAAGTTCTAAAGTTCTTTGTATTCCAGCTTCCAATGCTTCTTCGTAGGTATCCCACAGACCGCCATCATTAGGACCCCTGGAATCATCATCTTCCTGCCACGTTCCGTTATCGGCTTTCACTATAGCATAGCCATACCCTACGGCACTTCGGTATATTTCAATATGTAGGTTCTTGGTTTCACGCAGCCACTTTTGGGCAATGGATTGAGTTGGAGCAGAGATAGAGTAAACGTCTGTATTATAATTCTGGGCATCGTAGCTTTCATCTATCTCATACTCAGGACCACTACCTCCTTTATACACCAATTCATAAAAGCTACTAACATCTTCTTTAAATCCTGCCGCCTTTAGTAGCTTCGCTGTCTCTAATGTTACAAGTTCTTCGGTCATAGCTGTATAAATAATCTAATTGTTAGAACAATAGTCGTAATGATAAAGATTAATGCAAAATGTTTCCATATTTTTGCAGTAGCCTCCAAACCGTGTTTCCGCTTGTCAAACTCGCTTATTGCGTAATTCAAAGCCTCGTCTTTCAGTCCTTTAAACTTATCATTCAAAGCCTCGGTTATATCATCTGCAATAACATGCTTCACCTTTTCTGACACGGATTCCGGATATCCTCTTTCCTCATAGTTCAATTCACTCAACAAGTCATGATGAAATATATAAGGTGTTCCGTTCACTTCGTAGGAAAGTTTGATACCGCTTTCTTTGACGTATTTCAAAAACTTTTCCTCTGCAATCTCATTTATCCTTTCTTGGTTAAATTCTGACTGCTTCTTTATCTCATTAAAATATTCCTCGTCAACAATTACACAGTTGTTTTCAAGCTTCATTACATGTGCTTCCATGATTATTCTCCTTTAACCTCCTTATTAGTTTTAACAAACCCCCTTTGAATGCACCAACATAACATATAATAGGCTGCATCTATCAACCTCGGCATTTTTTCTAAATGAACGGTTCCATTATTCGTTACGTCTACATATTTGAGCCACCACAACTCCACTTTCTTAAATATGTACAAATCATATATCTGTATAGATTCCGGCAGCTTATTGAGAATGTCCTGTAAGGTATAAGCAGGTAGTGTTTCATATGATATAAAACCGCAAGTTTGAAACTCTTTCTGCAAACTCATAAACCACTTACCTTTTGATTTATCATATATACGACTTCCATGCGACACTCTTGCCCAATATATACTTGCATCGCTCGTATCTAATCCAAGCTCCTGCAAGTGCTTCATCTGTTCGATTGATAATACTTGTTCTGTTTTCATAATTCGTAAGATAAAATTACAACCGTTAATGCAATGAAAATGATTACTACTATCAAGGCGATAGATAGACATCCCTTTTCGTATTCTTCATCTTCCGATGGTGTGTTTTCGTTATACCAATCTAATGGATGTTTTAATTTCATTTCTCACTCCTTTCTTTGTTTAAATTTTTATCTTCACATCGAACTGTTTTATGTTTCTTACAAAACCTTATCGAATACCTTACTGCCTTCCGTATATCTTCGTACTCCTTCACACTGTATATGTTGTATGTACGGAGCTTTTTCATAATCATTTCCTCCATGAAAGGAAGTATCTCTTTCTCAAACATTCTTCCACTCTTTACTTCCATATCATTCTACTAATTCAAAATGAACATTGATATTGTCTAATCTCTCATTTTCAGAACAAAATCCAAAAATTTCTTGTTTCCATTTTAAAGTATCATAATCTTTAAAACAAATCGGTCTAAAATAGCAAGCATCACATGAAACTTTTTCATCACGTACAACTCTGACTTTATTAAACCCGACTTGAACAATATTTCCAATATTTAACTCCCTACGCTTCATAATACTCTTCATTTGATGTTATACTATTTGTATTTTTCGATTTTCTCGTCCAACTCCTGCAATCTCTTATCTATGTAGGAAGAATTGGAATTTTCGCTCCTATAGGGGCTTTTATCCGATAGGAAAAAATCTTTCTGTTTGTCGGATAATGAATAGAATCCGTCCCAGCTATGACAGATGGCTTCGTTGACAATGGCGCAAGCAAGAATAGGGTTTCCATCAGAATACTTTTCTAACTTGGAATACATCATCTTTGCACCTCGTTCCGTCTTGTACTGCTTCTTGATTTCGTCCTTGTAGTCAAGCCAAATGTTCCAAGAATCTTTCAGTTCCTCACTGACATAGGACAAGTCGGCACGGACATCAAACGTTTTACTTGTTGTCGAAACACGTTTCTTGCCTTTCAGTATAGCGATGGCTTTCTTTGCATCTTCTTCGGAAATACCCAATAAGGCATTGGTCTGAATAAACTTGTCCTTATGTTCAAGAAGCATGTCCGAATCATCATCAAGTATAACATAGCTTTCGATTTCTTGGTGCTCAAAGCAGTAACGTTCTATTTCGCAACCGCGAGGAAGTGTAAAATGAGTATCTCTATTCCCATGTTTGAAGGAATACATTCTATCAGTACAGCCAACAATAAGTTCGGGATATAAAAAAGGCTGATTCCCTGCTTCTCTCTCCAAGTCAACCAAATTCTCTATGGTCTGTTTCAAGTTATATCCCCTCCAAGAAGAAGTAATCACTATCTTAGCATCTGTAGCATCACATATCTTCTTTATCAATTCCATTTTTTCTGGGTCAAGCTTCCATTGGCAGCGATGTGTAGAAACAACTCCATCAATGTCTAAAAAGATAATCTTCATATCATTTGTATTTAAAAATTGGTAATAGCATTAAACTCTTCATCCAAGTCTATACAGTGAGCAGCCTTATGACAATGGTCGCATAGAACAACTAAATCCTTGTCTTTATATTCCCAAGCCATCTTACCATAAAGATACCTAAGATGATGAACGTGTAAATTGGCAGTTGCACCACACTGACTACAGACCTTGCCTTTAACGGCAAATATTTCTTCTCTCCTTTTCAACCACCTTTTGTCTTTAAGCTGTAAATAGTATGGTATTCGCTCTTTCTTCTTCTTTGGTTTATTGGGTATGGGCTTACTTTTAGATTTGACTTTGGAAGTAACCTTCTTTTTCTTCTTGCGCTTATCTTTAACCCATGCCTTAAAGCGTGCTTTCTAATCCATTCAATTTGCTCTTTTGTATATCCAACATATATTTTCATAATATTATAGTTATAAATATAAAACAAACAATAAGTTAACCAGACAAACAAACCTACGTGCGTAAAGTCCCCTAAGCAAGATTTTATTCTTGTTCGGGGAACGCTTTTAAGCTAACCAGCATAAACTGAACCTTTTCAAGCGTGCTGCAACACAGAATAGATAAGCAGCTTAGAACCATTTATGTTACTATTCAACATTCGTACCCAGTTGTTCTATCACATCCCCGACTGGCTGCATTTGTACGACCTCTTCTATGCAGTTTATATATTTGCTCCGAATGGCAGGACTACAAAAAAGCAAAAAGCACCGAGAAACTCCCAGTGCTTTAAGCTTTGCTGTACACTGGCAGGCTGCACGATTGCAGGTGGAATGTACCAATGTAAGCTATATATTGAATTGCTATTGAATCCTAATATCGTTTATCAACGAGCGTTCCACCTCTCGATTGCAATGCAAAGAACGCTGTTATTTTTGAGACTTCCAAAAAACAAGCCAAACTATTAACAATTATTAATCATCCATCTCAAATAGGTTCTTCTTGATTTGCCAATACTCTTTCAATTCAGGCACGCTGATAACTCCCTTGTTGCTATTAATGTTATACACTTGGAAGTACAGAATTGTCTTCTTGCTTTTGTTGGCATATACTTGCACGAAAAGTCCAGTAAACAACTCAAACTCACCTTGCATGAATTGTTCCGCTTTGAATGTGCCTTGTATCTTATGTCCGTCTTGGGTTATGGTACAAGTCATATCCCGGTTGAACTTCATTCTAACCAAGTTTGGCGGTGTACTTACATTGTCGTTGTGGTCTTGTACATACTGTACAGTCCATGTACCATACAAATAGTTAAGCTGGCTCTTCCAATCTGTTTGCGCCTGCATGCTTGCCATCAGTGAAAGCAAGCCAATCAATGTCATTACTAACTTCTTCATTGTTTTATCAGGTTTTCGATTATTGTTCTTAGTTCCTTCTCCCAATCCTTGTTCCCGTGCATAGGACAACTTAGCTGATGCCAATTATGGTAGTCAAATAGCTTCATCCGGCATGGGTAGTAATCAAACAGCTTCTTCTCATTGTGGAATACTCTGATATGCTTTCCCTCATACTCTCCAATATTGCTTGATTTAAGTTTATAGACCGCCAAAATCTCATTAAACTTTTCCATTGGAGTAAATATACTCTTCGCCATAATTCAGCCCTCCTTTTCGGGAGTATAACCTCCCATGAGTCCATAGTTAGGTATCAGCTTGTCGATGCTCTTAATCTCAAATCGTGTATAAGTCACACAATTCGGATATATCTTACAAAGTCCGTTGATTATATACTTGTCATTGAAGTACATTTCAAGCTTCATGTGTACCTCGGATGCGGAATATTGCCTTTTGTCAATAAAGAATATCCCGTCTATTTCACTTGAAAATCCTCTGTTTGTAACCCTGAACAAGTCGCGAAGTTCTTGTATCACGTCTTGTATGCTAATCGGTTGTTTTTCCATTTTCAAATCAAATATTTATTATTGCTACTGTTAATGCTATGAAGATTATTGCTATTATTGCAGCACTTGTCAAGCATCCTTTTTCGTATTCATCCTCATTTTGAGGAGTATTTTCATTATACCAATCCAATATATGTTTCATACCTCAACTTTTACATAGTTATTCTCCTTTCAGCTTTTTAACCAATACATCAGCCATACTTACGCTCATGTCAGCTATGGCTATTATTGATTTGTTCTCATATTGTGGATTATTTAAAAGTGTTTGCATTGTTGCTATTGCAGCATTTATCCGAACCTCTTCCCAATCACGCCCCTTTGCTTCTCTCTTCACTTCATCAAGAAGAATAAGTTCATCACCTAAGAAGGACTGACTGCCATCCTCTGTTACGTAAATGTTGGTATATTCCCCAGCTTTTATTACTTCTATTGTTTCCTTTGTTGCTATTAATATTGCTTTCATCTCTTTATGGTTTTAGTTTACAAGTCACTGCCTGCTATTACTGTTTCATTTGACAAGTCAGCCCGTTCTATTACTGATACGATTTTAGAATCTCTATAGGAACGAAAATGACTTTTTACTACACGATACCTTAATTTGACCCTATCCCCAACTTTTGGTGCAGTTGTCATATTGAAAGCACCGCTTATCATTTCAAAACCATGCCATTTATTCAGATACGAAAAATTTTCATTTGCCGCCAGTTCTTCGGAATCTATTTTAAATTTCCAATTGGCAAACTTATTATATCGCTTCAGAATATCAACTATAGTACCTTCCCAATAATAATACTTGGGCTTTTCTCTAATAGCTTTCATACGCGCGATATTTGACCTTCTTTTTAGTTCTGCTTTAAGTTGCTCATTGGAATAGTCGGAAAGCTCTAATTCGTCTTGTATGAAATGAATTACAACGTCTACTACAGCATCCTGCCTATTGGCAAATACAGAAAGAAGCTTTTCCCTTACTTCTTCTTTACTCTCAAAGACAATTTCGTCTATCTGCATCTTTACATTAAAGACGTTACCCTTTTGTGTTATTAGGGCAATTTGAAGTATTCTCATATTATTTTAATTGATTAGCATATGCTCCGTTTTCGTAGTATTCTATGCGTTCTTGGCATTCAGATATCACTTCCCTTAAAATATCCGCGCATTCCTTGTCAGAATTGCCTTGTAACAGATTATCTATATATACCATGATATTATTTACTTCCATAACTTTTGCTTTTTATAGGTTATTATATTCTTTGTATTTTGAGATTGAGTTAAACGTAGCTTGTACCCGGCTACTAATATACTGATAAAAATTAGCATTCGTAAAATCAATGCCGATAAACAATTTATTATTGTTCCTATTGGCTTCCTGCATGAGTTCCTTTATTTCCGCTTTGTGATACTGGGTGAGAACAAAACTTGTACGGTATTTAGTCCAGTTTAAGAAGAATAGTTCTTCATCCGTAGAATTTTCATTCAGTATAGGTATAACTTTTCGTAGGATTCTGCAAAAGCAAGCGAATTCAGCACTTTCTACTACTTTTCTGTTTCGCGTTCTTGCGCTTGCTCTACTTGCTTGCTTCTTACTTTCTTCGTCAATTCGATAATTGCTATTAGCTGTGCCGGATAATATGCCGCGTGCCTTGTTTGCTGCCAACGCATCTTTTGTACGTTTGCTAATTAGTTCGCGTTCGTATTGTGCAACGGATGCAAAGATACCTAATACCATAGTATTTACTACTGGAAGGTCACAAAAATATATATCTATGCCCGTATTTACTACATGAAAAACGAACTCGGCATCTCTTGAAAGCCTATCCAATTTAGCCACTACAAGGGTGCAACTATTAGCTTTGCAATACTCTATAGCTTTCCACAACTCCACACGGGAACAGTCTTTTCCCGAAGCCACATCTACAAACTTACCACAAATAATTCCACCTTTGCTATTAATATAGTCTATACAAGTCTTTTCTTGGGCTGACAACCCTAAACCGCTATCCCCTTGTTTATTCGTTGATACACGAAGGTAGTAAACATATTTTTCCATCTTATTACTAACTGATTATTATTATTACAGACAAAGCTATTCCGGCTATAAGCCAACTGATAACATCACTACTATATTTGAAATTAGGACGTAGTATGATGGCAAATAAAGCCACAATATCCCACACCAATAGTAGAAGCATGAACTTTCCCATTATCTGCCTAATTTAATGAGTTCACCATACAACAGACAGCCAATAAATCCGATAATTATTATTAATGCCATAGTTTTTAATATTTAGAAGTTATACAAATTGTTTTTCTATGTAAACACACCCTATTCCCTTGCTCTTGTTAAATTGGCTGTTTTTAAGGTCAATATTAGGCTTTATAAAGTCTTTTATGTTATCCACTAAAGAAATATATTTAGATGCGTTCGCCTCTATTGCAAGGGCTTTATACATTTCTTCGCACATAGCCATATACTTTTTAAATTCTCCTTTGTTGAAGCGGACAACTATTTTTCCGTGTGTTTCAATAAATTTGTTGTGCCCTACATAAAACTTTCTTTCATCATTGCAATGCACCAATTTATCACCTACGTATAGATACGTTCTTTGTCCCATGCTGTACTTACTATCTACTGATATGCTATTAAAGTAAACCGCTTGTTTCTTTGGAATGCCTACAGACACAATGTTTTCCAGGAGTTCCATGTTTGCTTTTGCCTTCTCAAAGTCTTCTTCAAAATTTTTATAAGTTTTCATACACTACTTTATTGTTATATTATATATATTATATATATTATATATATTACCAAAATGGAAGCTTATGCTCTGATAATATATACGGGTGCTTTAAATTAGTAATACCATGATACAATATTTCGCGCTTTGTTTCTGCCTTATAAATAAACAGATTTCCGTTTATCACTGCCTTCATTGTATCATTGATATTCAACCCTTGCAGGCTTATAAACTCTTTTAGTTCGGGCTTAAATTTCGTTATTAACTTCATGCTATTACCTAAAAACGTAGTTACACAAATTAGATAACCAACACATTAACTGAATAGCCATCATAAAAATGAACATTCCACACAAAGCGGCTGTAGCTATTACAATTCGTTGCCATATAATGCGATAATCACGCTTTAATATTTTACCGCTAACAAAGCGTCCGTTATAAAAATCTGTTATACTCATAGTTCTATTATTATTATTTGAATTCAAATTTAATTCCTTCCGGCAATAGAGAATAGTCTATATTTTTAAGCATGTTATTATATTCTTCTTCTGTTACTTTGTCGTGATAGCTATAATAATTGAAAACTACATTATTACCTTCAACATAGTAGATATAATTATCTGATAATAATCCAGCCCCTAATATAGCTAATTTTACATCTTTTTCTTTTGTTGCTTTGTTTATTCTTTTTTCAAAGGTTTTAATCACTTCGTTTTTTCTTTTCTCTATTTCGGCAATTCTTTTAGCTTCTTGGCGTTCTTGTATCGCGCTTTCCGTATAATATCCAGATAATATTTTCCCCTCTATTTCTTCGCGTTCTTCGTCACTTAAAACAAGTCTGTGGCGTTCTTCGCTTTCCTTATATGGATTAACCCAAACATCACCCGTTAATTCTTCCAGTGTTTGTATTGCTTTCCTGCTTTCTTCTTGCCATCTTTCCACAATACCAAGCGCAAACAATTGGTATTTAAAATAGTCTTTGTCTTCACACTTTGCCAAAAATTCCAGTTCTTCATCAGTTACGCGCAAATATTCCTTTGCTTGCTTTTTATCTTTTTGTAAAAAGTAATATCCAGTTTCAACTGGATATAATGGTGTACCACGCCAATCGCATAGATGAAGGTCTACAAACATTTTCAACTTTGGAGAAGCTTTTAATATTTCCTCATGGATGCAACCGTGCCCAATATCGTAAAAACGTCCGTTTCCTTTCTTTTGCTGGAGTATGCCCGTTATACTCCATGAACACGTACCGTTCTTACATTCATCATGCAATTTAATGGTTGTTATTACTTTATAGGTGATACCTTTTTCACGGAAAGATTTTACTACTGTATATTTTAATGTATTCGTTTTCATATTATATTATTTATTTGTTATGCTTACTATAAATATAGTAATTAAAATTATCATAGCTTTACTTTATTTCTATTTCGTCCAATACTTCCGAAATTGCCTGTCCAAGAAGGTAACAACGTATTACAACGTCGCAAGACTCTGCACCTTTTTTAAGGTAGGATAAATCATACCCTAATTCCTCTAAAGCATCCGTTAACAACTCAAAGTTATGGCATAGATTTTCTTCTGCCTGCCACGTTGAAAAAGTATAAGAACTGGAAGAATTTCCTGTTACGCTATCATTTACAAACAACGTATCGTTCAATTCCTGTTCCACATCTTCGCGGTTGCTGCTTGTTACTACGATTTTATTTTCTTCAATGTAGTTTCTAACGTCTTCTTTCACGTTCTCCAGATAATCGTAAGTTTTCATAATTCTATATTTTTAAGTGATTGATTTTCAATTTTCTGTACTCTGCATTTCCACGGGCTTGTAACCGTCTTAAGGCTGCATTACAGCGAAGTACGGGAAAATCGGATGGCTATCAAATAACAGCTATATATCATAGCCCTTTTCCCGTTCCTTCTTCATATCGTTCATATAGCCAAGTAGTGTATAGGTAACGACATCCTATATACTTGCTGCAATTACGTTTATTGCACTTGCTTGACACTATATTAATATCTCACAGCGCCTACCGTCGCATGTAATGTTATCTATTACAACTATTCATGCGTCAACGCCTTTTCAGTATGTAAGCCTTTCAAATATCGCTTTGTCTTCGTTGAACTCCTTTGTTCCCTTTTGACATTACAAATATACGGCGTTATTTTGATATATATGTTAATTGAACGTTAAAAATATATCCAACTATAGTATTTTAACTACCATTTACAAATAAAGTGCGCAATTGTATAAATATTTACATAAAACAGCCGATAATGAAGGAAAATAACAGCATTAAGAAAACAAGTAACTACTAAAAACAAAAAAGCTCTACTTTCCAGTTCTTAACTTTCCGTAATGCAAACACACACACACACACATACACACACACGGATAATATATTATATATATTAATTATATATATATAGTGCTTCGCAC